TTTGTTTGGATAGTATTTGCCGATTTCGTATTTGGTTTGTGCAAAAGCTACGGGAGCTAAACCCAAGCAACTAAAATTAGGTTCTTCACCAATCCAATAAATTGTTTTATTTTGTATTCTTTCATTGTTTTTTACTGCATCAGCAAAATCTTTATCTGTTATTAATATTGTCATTTTAATCCCTCCATTTCATCTCTTACTTTTCGCCAAAAACGAGCTTCTTGTTCACTTCCTGAGCTATCTCTACTTTCATTTAATGTCCATAAATCCCATACTTCAAATTCGCTAATTGTTACAGAATTATAAAATCTATTTTGCAGACTATCAGCAAATTTTCTGTGCATTTCTTCGGCTTTATATTGAAAGTACTGAGCTTTATCTAAAAGCTTTTGTTCATGCCTTGTTAAACCGTATTTCTTAGTCATTCCTTAAACTCCTTACATAAAACCTAGATATAAAAGAAAGGCCATCTCAATTAATGCTTCTGAAAATCCAAAACATTCAATTCTTTCTGCTAAAGTTCTCTTGATTGTCCAGCATGTTCCAGTAACTGCATACCAAATATTTGCTAAAATAAAAAAACAAAGCACAAGTAACAATGTAATCATTTTCCCTCACTTCCTTCGTTTAAGGTCTTGGTTAACAAATCAACAATAAAACCGCACCGAGGACAATCTTGCGTCGATTGATATGCTGTATCTCGGGCTAACCGAATAGCTTCTTTAAGCCGGTCACACTCTTTATTTGCTGCGTGGATCAGCTCAATTTCATCTTGATTAATCATTTTTGCAAATCTCCCTATATTTCTTAAATGCTCTCTTTTTGGCTATTCGCAGGGAAGCCCCCTCCTCATAACAAACCATTTCTTCGTTTTCTGTGAAAAACCCTATATAAAATGTTACGCAATACGGGTAGTCGCTCCATTCAATGGTTGGGTATTGCCCTTTATACTTTGGCAGCTTTCCTATCCCTAAAAATCCGTATTTACGCCCGCTCATTTCCCCTCGCTTTTGTGTTTTGCTATACAGAAATTTTTAACGTCAGAGGTTATTTTAATAACGTCTTCCGTGTCACAGTATAAAGTTATGCCCCTTGCCACCATTTCCAAAAGATTAAACATTTTGGCATTTTCCTCTCTAAGCTGGTCAATCTCGGCTTGCTGATTAAGCAAATCATCTAAAAGACAATATTCATCTATACACATGAGGTATAATTTCTTGTCTTTCTGGAAATATAACAACCTCGTTCCCATCTCTTTAGAAAAGGTCAAATAAAGTCCCTCTTTTTCAATAATCGGATTTTCTTTTTTTGTTTTCCAAATACTCATTTTTCAAATTCCTTTTCAGTTTTTCAGCTTTGCGTTTTCTCTTATCCTCGGCTACTTTTTTGTGCTCTGCAATGCTTTCTTCGGTTTGCTCGGTACAAACCGCCTTAGCTGGTAAATTTTCCTCATGCAAGTCATCGCAGGCGGCAGATAGAACCATTAAAGGGGAAAATGCGCGTAATAGGTTTTTCATTTCAAAGCCTCGTTTACTTCACTGACGAAACTCATGACCTCGTATTCTTCATGTTCAAAGCTTAAAAGGTGTGTTCCTCTCTCAAGCAACTGGCGGAGCTGTTTGTTTTCTTCTTTGACCGAATTTCCCTCATTAAGTAGCTTACCGATTATTTCGTCTCCCTTGGCAACTTCTTTTCTCAAGCTGATAAGTTCTTCATGAAGAGCTTCAAAATCGCCGAACTCATCAACTAAGGCTTGGCCGTGGGAAAGATTTCCTAACTGCTATTCCTCCAGCATTTTATAATTGTTAGTTAGCGTCTTAACGTCTTGCTCAAGTTCTTTGATGCGTTCTGCTTGCCATTCGGATTTTGTTTCAAGATGAGCCAATACATTGTAGTCGCAAGGGGCGATGACGTCCCAATATCCAATATTTATAGTCCCACCTAATTCTTTTGAATATAAGGTGTCCTCGCCCAAAAGCGTAGCAACAACAATTTCTCCTTTTTTATTCTCGCAATAATAAGACTTATGCCATTCAAGTTTTCCATTTTTCCAATCATCTGTTAAACTCATTTTCTCTCCCTTTCGCTATTTATTTCCAAACTTTCATCATCTTATCTTATCGATTAAAATAGGAATAATCCAACTATCTAAAAGAATAATTTCACAAAATACAGCAGGAAGGTATTCTGCCAAAAAACGGACTTCGCTGTCTTTAAAACTTATACCATATTTATAATCAAACATTCTAAATATTAATGTTACAATATAAAAGAAAAATATTATCATCGCTTGTACCTCCATACAAATAAAATATCACTTTATATTATGTTGTCAACTAAATAATGTACATTTTATTTAATAAAATATCTTTTTACAATAATTTCATAAATAAACTCAAAGATAAAAATAAATATAAGCGCCCAACTAAATAGACAAAGTAAAGTTATAGCTAAAATAATTTGTTGCTGATTACATCCAATTAGTTCTTTTTTAATTTCATCCCAAAGTAAAATTATGAAAAATAAAACTATTTGGGAACCTATAATGTGCATCTGTATATCATACATATAAATATCAATCAAGCAAAGGAAGTTTTTTATTCTTCTTTCTCGTTTCTTTATGATGTTCTAAATCATAATTTAAATGACATTTTTGACATAATGCTTTTAAATTGCTTTCTTTATTGTTTTGAGGATTATGGTCTAAATGGGCAATTGTCAAAACTATTTTAATGAGTTTTTTCCCATCAAAAAGTGCAGCATTCTGTTTCTCCAATTCAACAAGTTCAATAAATTTCCCATTTTCATCCCTATAGCCAATAGCATAGTTTTCCACTCCGCAAAATTCACATTTGTTTTTGCTGCGTAATAATATTTTTTCTCTGATGCTTTTCCAGTTTTTAGGGTAGAGTTTTTTATTCTCTGGTCTAATTGGCATATTCTCTCCATCTCCTTTTTAGCTATGTCAATTCTTTCTTGTTCACTTTTTTCTATACTCTTTTTTATTTTATCCCAACAAATATGTGTTTTAATTAAATCGAGTCTATCAATAATGTAGTCATTATCTTTTTCTAGATTGCAGTCACGACAACACACAACAAGATTATCCAAAGAATTTGTTCCATTCTTTGATTTGGGAATAATATGGTCTAATGTGGATGTCCCAATCGGCATCCATTTCCCACAGTAAGCACATCTATTGCCTTGAATAACGATAAGAGAATCTTTTTTTCTTTTTGTATGTCTATTCATTTGCCCTCCTGATTATATCTTGCAAACAACAAATAAATTATCTTATTTGTTGTCATTTTATATATAATAATAACTTTTCAGAAAACAATGGCAAGTAAATTATTTTATATTCAACAAAAAAAATCCCGATTATTTCGGGATTTTTTTATAGATGTCGTACATATTTTCTAATTCAATTTTTTTTATGTTATAATTCAGCTTATATTCATATATTTGGCATATTGAACATAAAGTGAACATTATAACAAATGCCCATATTGGAATATATTTAGGTACACCCAATAAAATAAAAAACATTAAGAACCACATCTATTTATCATCCATTACAAGCTTAAATCTTTTGGGAGATACATCAGATAAATTATACTTATGTATAAAAGAATTAGCCTTATGGAAATCTTTGAATACTTTACAGTTCTGGATATCTGTTTGCGATAAATATATATAAGAATTTACTTTGCAAATAAATTCATATTTGTTATTCATCACAATCCAAAGTGTTATCATCTTTACCATCTTTCAAATTTACTATTTTAACATAATCTTTGCCATTTCTTGTAATTATAATGCTTTCATTATACATATGTACTAAATCAAGAAATATTGCCATATTTTCTCTAAATTCCTTACAAGATATTTTTTTCATTTTTTATCCTATGGCTATAAAATTTTTTTGATGATATCATATCCGGGGCCTTTTTTTTGCAAAAGCCTTATGCTGGCTTTCCCAGAGATACTATAAATAAAAGTTAACGGATATCCCTCAATCGAACAAAAAGCTTTTTGTTTAAAAATCTTAGCAACAAAGATTTTTAGACCGTTTTCTGCTAAATAAAGCTCGCCAGCCTTAAGTTTAATCTTATTTTCAGGCAAATTTTCAGGATTAGTTATTTTTTTATTGTAATTTGTTTTATTTTTTAATTTTTTGTCTAGAAATCCTCCAACTTTAATTTGAGGATTAATAATTGTTTTGTTTCCCTTTGTTGCAATCATTATACCTTGATAAATTGAATATTGTGTCTTTCCTTTTTCAATTACTCCACCTTTATTCAAAACATCAACAACTTCAAATGTATTCATAATTTTCTCTTTCTGTTAAATTAATATTACAAATACATTAATATCATTAATTTTTTATTTGTCAACAGGAAAAGTGTACATTTTTTTACAGTCACATATAATCTTATCATTAACAATTATTCTGATTAATTTACCAGTAAATACGTCATATAATCTTTTTACTACATTATTACCGCATTTTTCAATTTCTTGACGATAAATTTCTTTAGCCATTTTAATTCCTTGTCTATCAAATAATTAATCACAAAAATAAATATGTTTCCCTATTTTTGTTCTTTTTTTTATATTTCTTGTCCAATGACTACTTTCATCGCTAATATATGTAGCATAGTGAAAGCACACATCATTTCTTTTGAAATATTCATAATTTTCATATACCATTTCAGCAATAGCATATGATTTTTTCCAAGATTTTGTATTCCGATTAGGTTTAGAATACTCTACTGTCCAAGAAAATTGTCCTTTTTGGAATACTACATCTTTAATTTTAGCAGGATATTTAACTGATGCCGCTCTATTTAATGTTACTAAAGCAACTGATATTTGGTCTTCTACAGTAGAGTTCCTTGCTTCAAAATATATATTATCTGCTAATATATTTATTTCTTGCTTTTTTAAATAAAAGTGGGATATAATTCCCACTAATCCAACTAAAAACAATATAAATTTAATAAATTTCATTATTTTCCTTTGCTTAATTCATCAATTCTTTTTTGTAATATTTTTTTCTGCATCAATGAACAATCTAAAGAGATAAGTTTAACATAATTGAGTATTATTTTAGACACATTTTGTTTTGTTGTATTCATTTCTTTGCTTATCTCATTCAAAGAAACACCCTCAATAACTCGCTTGATGAACATTTTTTTATGTGATTCATTTTTAAATATATGATTGAAATTAACACATATATCAAACAAATTATCATTTATCATTTGATACCTCTAATTTATTTATATTAAATACATAACTTGGTACAAGTGTATCATCTATTTCTAAATTGTCAAGAGTAAACTCATCTTTTGTGTAATTTGATTTTATTTTTGTTCTATCAAAATTAACTTTCATCCAGCAATTTTTGCACTTCCTTAAACATTCATTCCCTTTAACTAGAGAAAATGAATATGGACAGGCTACATAGATAGAGTCCAAGAATTTACGCCGAGCTATTATTTTATTAATTGTACTGGCTTCCCGTTCTTTTCTCTCTTTAATTTTTTTTATATCATCCATCATAAGGATGATATATCATACTATTTTTATTTTTCAATAGATAGCGACATTATTAACAATAAAAAAACCTCCCCGGAGGTAGGGGAGGAAAACCAAAAAAACAGCCAGATGGTCGTCGTACGAATAAAATTTTTTCTCTGGCTCCGCTAGCATATATATTAATATCATATTATAAATGTTTTGTCAATATATTTTTTTTAATAGATAATTTCATTAATCTTTTATTAACAAAATTATGCTAATATTTATATACTCGATAGGAGTTAGATTTGTTTGTTTTCTAAATCGCTGAATATTTTCAGCGATTTTTCATTTGTCTATTTTGTTGACATTTTATACATTTTATGATAATGTGTGTTTATGTCAAAAGTTGTTCAAGATATAATCAGATTAATTAACTCAAATCCAGAAAAATATAAAGTTGAGTTGCAACAGATGATAGCCGAATCATCTTTGGTTAATTATGTCGAATTAATGTGGCATATCTTGGAACCCTCAAGAAATTTTTGTAGGGGGTGGCATATTGATTGTATTTGCGATCATTTGTCAGCAATAGCTTATGGAGAGATACATAAGTTATTAATTAATGTTCCGCCTGGAAGCTCGAAATCACTTTTAACAAGAGTGTTTTTCCCTAGTTGGATTTGGGGACCCAAAAATATGCCATATAAACAGTTTCTTGGTTTTTCATATGCGCAATCATTATCAGAAAGAGATAATGTAAAATTCAGAAAACTTATTCAGAGTCCCGAATATAAATCAATTTGGGGAAATAGATTTTCTTTAGTTAAAGATACTAACAATAAAAGAAAATTTTCAAATGATAAAAATGGATTTAGCGAAGCAACATCTACAGATGGAACTGGAACTGGACTTCGCGCAGATATTGTAGTAATTGATGACCCCCACTCTGTAAAACAAGCTAATTCAGATGCAGATTTAAATAGAGCTTTATTATGGTTTAGAGAAACTCTGCCAACGCGTGTAAATAGCTTGGAAAATTCGGCAACCGTTGTTATTATGCAGAGAGTGAGTGAGCGGGATGTAAGTGGCGAAATTTTATCTAATGACCTTGGTTACGAACATGTTATGATACCGATGATGTTTGAGCCAGAACGTAAGTGTTATACTGTAGTTCATCCGGGTGGACATAAAGCGAAAGATGGCAGTTTATATCTCTGGGATAAAAGAGAAAAAGAGGGAGATTTAATGTGTCCTGAACTTTTCCCTGAAAAGGCTGTAGCTAAATTAGTTCAAACATTAGGAAGTTATGCTACAGCGGGGCAGTTGCAGCAACGTCCAGTTCCTAGAGAGGGTGCCTTATTTAAAACATCTGATATACAATATATAGATTTTGAAAATGTTCCTGAGGGAATAGAGGTAAGGGGATGGGACCTTGCCGGTAGTTCATCCTCTAAATCACCTTTTACTGCGGGAGCAAAGTTAAGATTTGATAGCAGAGGAAATTTCTATATAATGGATGTATTGAGATTTAGGGGTGCCGAAAAAAGAGTTGTAACAATTATGAGAAATACAGCAGAAAAAGACGGAATAGAGTGCATCCAAGATTTTCCTCAAGATCCGGGACAAGCAGGGAAAGGTCAGGCAGTATTTATAACAGAACAATTGGCTGGATATGTTGTAAAGTCATCTGTAGAAACTGGCAGTAAAACTCTTAGAGCAGATGCAATGGCAACACAAGCATCAATAGGTAAAATGTTTATAGTTAGAGGACCTTGGAATAAAGAATTTGTTGATGAGTTAACAACATTCCCGGGGAGTAGATTTAAAGACCAAGTGGACGCATGCAGCCGTGCATTTCACCAAGGTCTTAAACTTATAAATTTAGATAACAATGAAAATATATGTGCGCCAGTTAGTATTTAATAATGGATATAAAAATGAAAAATTTAAATGTGAGAAAACCTGAAGTAAGTCAAGCTGAAGAAAGATACAAAAAAGAACCTTTTGAAGAGTTTTCAGCATATAGTATCTCTGTTGTTGGTGGATTGCCTAATAATGAAGAATTTGACCCTGCATTAAGAGGAGATAAATCTTTATACGTCTATAAAGAAATGATGGATAACGATAGCACTGTTTCTGCGTTAATTTTAACTATCCAAATGCTTTTTAGACGTGTCGAATGGATTATAGATTTACCAGACTTCTGTCGAGGAATAGAAGAAGCTGAAGAACAAAGGGAATTTATTGAAAATTGTTTGTTCTTTGATATGAAAGAATCTTTTGATGAGTTTATGTCAAATTGTATGCTTATGCTTCCTTTTGGATATAGTATTTTTGAGATTGTTTTGAAAAAGAGAGAAAAAGAAAATTCTCTTTTCCCTGATGGCCGGATAGGTGTAGATAAATTATCTTATATTTCACCATTTACGAGACAAAGATGGGATATAGATGATAAAGGAAATATTTTAGCGTTTGAACAAAAAGCACCAGATAGTGCAGAAACAATTGTTATACCTTATAATAAATTATTACATTTTAAAAATCAAAGTTCTATGGGAAACCCTGAGGGAAAATCAATATTAAGAGGGGCATATAGAGCTTGGTATTACTTAAAAAGAGTACAAGACTTTGAATCTATAGGTGTCGAAAGAGAATTGAATGGCGTTCCTGTCGTATCAATTCCCGGAGATGTTTTGAAAAAAGCAAATGCTGGCGATAAAGAAGCGATTTTAACTTTACAAGGATATAAACAAGTAGCTCGCGATTTAAGAGCTAACCAGCAGGCAGGAGTTATTATTCCGTCAGATACTTATAAGGATGCCGAAGGGAAACCAACATCTAACAGACTTGTATCAATAGATTTATTGTCAAATCGTGGTACACGGGCTATGGACACAGATAAAATAATCACAAGATACCAACAAGATATAGCTCGTTCTATTATTGCAAGTTTTATTATGCTTGGTGGAAATGAAAGAGGAAGCTTTTCTTTAGCCGAAAGCCAGCAGTCCTTATTCTTAGCTGCATTACAAGCATGGACAGAAGTTATCTCACAAGAATTTAATAGAAAATTAATACCTAATCTGATTTCATTAAATGGCATGGATGAAAATTATATGCCATATATTCATCCGGGTGATCTAAGCCCATTATCGTTTGACGAATTATCATCATCTATAATGAAATTAGCTCAGGCAGGAATGAGATTATTTCCTGATGATGTGCTGGAAAACAAGATTAGAGAAAAAGGAGGCTTGCCTCTACTTGACCCCAATTATACAGGACAAATACCTCAAGGATATGCTGATAAAGAATACGGAACAAATTATCAAGATGTTCCTGAAGAAGATAATAGTCAAGAAGAAGAACAATAATGCCTACAGTAATTTCTATTGCTGATAAACATAAAAATATGGTTAGAGAAAAAGTCCTTAAATTTTTTAAGGACTTTGCTCGCCAAACTAAAATCGATGATTTAGAAAGATTAGACATAAATTCATTATTATCTATATTATACAAAAGATTAAACGATATGGATAGAGAAATGAATAAATCTGATTTTATGCCTATTCTTGATGTTGTTTTCCAAGAGGCTGGAAATAATATTATTAATGTCTTACCTAAAGGGTCATTTTTATCTAAATATCGTTTCGATATATTTTATGATACAACATTTGATGTGTATAAGAGATTTCGCGTAAAAACAACAAAAGATATAGTTAATGATACAGTTTCAGCTGTAAAGCAAGCAATAGAGAGAGCAATAAACGAAAAGAGAAGCAATGAAGAAATATTATACGAATTTAAACATTCAATAGGATTAAACAGACAACAGGAAAATGCTGTTAACAATTACAAGAAAGCTCTTATTTCAGGAAGCTTACAGTCACTTAAATATGAAAACAGAGATAAATCAAAAGATAATGAGATTATATCATCTATTGTTGCTGGAGCACTTCTGTCCAGAAGTAAAGTAAATAGTCTTGTTAATGCTTATCGTCAAAGAAGTATTGAATATAGAGCAAACTTGATAGCTGAGACAGAAACACTTAAATATGCTTCCGCTGGAGAATATGAAAGTATAATTCAGGCCGGAATGGAAGAAGTTATCGAATTAAATGGGCTTAAAAAGTTTTGGGTGACTCAAAGGGATGAAAGAGTAAGGGCTAACCATATAGCAATTCCTCTAATGAATAATATGGGTATTGATATTTGGGATTACTTCCAAACTCCTCTCGGTCCCATGCGTTATCCAAGGGATGAAAACGGAGCACCGGGTAATATAGTAAATTGTAGATGTTACTTAAAATACAACTACACAAATTGACAAAAAATAAAAATATTGACAAAAAATTTTTTTTATGCTAATATGCCCCTATGGAAAATGATAATTTTAAAATAAATTGTGATATTCATAAAGTCAATGAAGATGAACACTTGGTCTTCGCTTGGGCTTCTGTAAATTCAGTAAACGGAGAAATGGTTACAGACAGCCAAGGCGACGTAATTCCCGATGAAGAATTGGAAAAAGCGGCTTATGACTATGTTCTTAATTCCCGTAAAGCTGGAGAGATGCACGTCAGAAAGCGTGGCATTGGTGAAATTGTAGAAAGTATGGTCTTCTCCAAAGCAAAGCAAGATTTACTTGGTATAGATTTAGGGAAAACTGGGTGGTTTATTGGATTTAAGATTTATGATGAGGAAGTATGGGATATGATTAAAAAAGGAGATTATCCTATGCTCTCTATAGGCGGTCGTGGTGTAAGAGAAAAAATAGATGACCCAGAGTAATATTAAAAGAAACAAGCTAAAAAATATGACGATTGATGAAGTTTCCTTTGTTGATAAAGGGGCAAATCCGGGCGCATATGTTTTGCTATATAAGAGAGATAATATGGAAAATCTTGAGACTAATGCAGAAAATTTTGATAAATCTGCATTTTCAGCAGCCTTGTCGGCTAGTGAAGTACAGGGTGAAATTTGGAAATTAACAAGCATATTGGGTGATGCTATCAACCAGATATTGAAAAGTGGTGCCGATGAAGCTGGAGATGAGATCGCAGATTCTATCGTTGCTTTTGCAGAAGAATTGAAAAAAAGAATTACTGAAGCTTTGGCGGCTAAATCTAGTGAAATAGATAAAGTAAAAGAAGATTTATCTGAATTAAACAAAAGATATGATTTGATTTCTAATTTAGATGACAAGGGGGCTGAATACTTTATGTCATTAGATGATAATGATAAAGAATCTCTCCTTAAATCTGAAAATCCACTAGAAGAAATAAAAAAACGTTTAGAAGAAGATGAGATTATTGAGTATAATGGCGAGAAAATCTCTAAAATTAAAGTTGGAGATGTGTCTTTTGCATTAATTCAAAAGTTAGCTCAAGATAAAGCTGACGCCGACAGAAAGCTACAGGAAGAAATAGATAAACGTCTAGAGAGTGAGAATATTCAGAAAGCTAAAGAAATGCTTGCAGATTATTCTATTAATGACGATGAAGCTCTTTCTGTTTATAAAGTTTATTCTAAGTTAAATGATGAAGAAAAATCATCTTTTAATAAGATATTCCAAGCTGGTTCTGCTGCACTTAAAGGATTCCAAGTCCAAAAAAGTCTTCCGACATCAGAACCTGTAGAGTTAACAGATGTGGAAAAAGTTAATCAAATTATAAAAGCTAAATACAAAGGAAAAGAATAATGGCAGATATTAAATATTTCCCAAAGAAATTTTCTGATGTCGTTCAATTTGACCTAAATAAAAATTATACCCGCGAAAATGCGACCCTTTTAAAAGGAAAAAAATATAGTTTAGGCGATATTGTGGCTCAGAATGCGCAGGGAAAAATTGTTCCTATTGATGTCTCTCAAGAAGATGGAACGCAAAATTTTTATGGAGTTTTCTTGTCTGAAGATATCGACCTTACTGATGAACAAGAAGATAAAGTTGTCTATGGTGCTATTCTAAGAAATGGCCCGGCAAGTGTACTTGAAAATGGGCTTAATTATCAAACGGATGATGGTGCAAAGAAAAAAACTATCAAAGCTGCAATGGAAGCTGCTGGAATCCGTGTCGATGTAGCTAGTATTTAGGAGAATTTATTAATGGCTGAAAATATGGTGTTTGGTACTGGAAAGATTGTAGATTATACAGGACCGATTAATAATATTCCATTAGCACCAAATCTTATCACCTCTATGGGATTGTTTGAAGGAGAAAGTGTTACTACTTCAACTGTCATATTGGATATTGAAGATTCGACAATTGGTGTATATGGTACTCATGCTAGACGTTCTCCAGCTAAGAGATTGAAGCATGGTGTAGCAAAACAGATTCCTCTGATTATTCCTCATATTGAAGTTGAAGATTATATCTACCCAGCGGATGTTGAGGGAAGACGTGCACCGGGAACTCAAGATTTTGACAGAGTATCTAATGTTAGAGAAAAAAGACTTTCTCAGATTAGCAGAAATTTTGATTTAACTCATGAATATTTCCGTTTGAGCGCAATTAAAGGTGAAACTAAAGACGGCGATGGTAAGACCTTATTTAATTCTTATGACGCTTTAGGATTAACACAGGCATCATATCAGAAGAATATTGACCTCTCTCAAGCAACTGGCGTGGCTTCTCAGTTGGTTGAATTTAAAAGAGAAATTGAACAGGCTAACCAAACTGGAGGAATTGTATCTAATTTCGTTTGTCTGTGTTCTCCAAAATTCTTTGACAAATTGACTGAAAATCCTGATATTAAGGAGGCTTATGGAAATCAGGTCGGAATTGCTAACCCAAATCGTGAAGATTTAAGAAATGGTTTCTACTTCAAGGGAATTTCATTCCGTGAGTATGCTGGTTCTGTTAAGCTTGAAAACGGAACAACTGTTGAGTTAATTGAAGATGGTAAAGCATATTTATTCCCAACAGATGTTCCAGAGATGTTCCAAGAGAAATATGCACCTAAAACTGATTTGAATTATGTAAATACTCCAGGTTTGATTAAGTATGCTTCAGAATATTCTGACCCCGAAGCTCGCTGGTTGAAAATTACAGCAGAAACAAATACACTGATGATTAATACTCGTCCAGAGCTGGTATTGCAATTAACAAATCAAGCTTAATAAAAGGGCGGGTTAACCCCCGCCCATATTTTTATGAGGGATAAATGAAAAATACAGTTGTTGCTGCAAAAACATTTTCTATTGGTAAAATAAAGTTTTTCCCCGGAGATGAATTCGACTATAAAGCTCTTGGACTAGATTTCTACGAGTTTAAGAAATTTATTAATGTCAGATATTTATCCTATGGCGTTCCCGGTAGAGAAATATCAGAGGTAATTAATTCTTCCGGCTATGAGTTTGATGAAGAAAATTGGAGAATTGGTTCTCCTAAAGAAGATATAGATAAAAAAGCTATTGGTAGCGATGGGAAAGTAAATACAGATGTTGGAGTAACTGCCGATGTTAAAGCAGATGTATATATTGAGACAGCTGAAGTAAACGTAAATGTTGATGTAAACATTGGCGAAAAATCATCTAAGGAAAATGATACGACAGATGAAAATCTAGGTTATAATGATTCTCCCCGTAGAAGACGTAGATAATGAACATTGATACTTTACGAACATTAATTAATGATGTTGATCCTGACAATCAAGTTTTTACAGACGACCAATTAGAGGATTTTCTGGAACTAGAGGGTAATCTATATAGTGCCGCTGCTGCTGCTTGTCAGGCACTTGCGGCTCAATATGCACTTAAGAAAAAAGTTAATGTTCGAGGTATCTCTGTCGAAAATCAGCAAATCTATGAACACTATATGGATTTAGCTAAACAATATACTTTATGGGCCAACGATGGTAGAGGGGATATAGTTGATGATAGCGGAACCAGTGCAGGAGGAAAGGCAATGTCGCTAAGACCCGTTGTTACTGGCGTAACCATATCTGGCATCAAAGCTGCTAACTTAGATATTGATAGAGTTCCTGATGTGTTCCCTAAGCCAATAAGTGATATAGGAAATGGCAGACGTAGAAACTGGAATGGAACTGAGGGATGTTGACGTCCCCGGTGTTATTGAAGAATTAGGACAACCATTTACTCTTATTAAATTTACGAATCCTACGGAGGAAAATCCGACGGGAGAGTTAAAAATAGAAGTAAATGGTTGTTTTATTGATTATACAAATCGTTATCAAATCCCCTTAAATTCTGATAGTAAAGATACGATAATAATTGATGTATCAAAAATTCAAGACAATATGCCTGAATTGTCAGATATAATTGAAGATACAGAGAAAAATCAATATAGAATAACTAAAATATCGAATTATTGGTTTGCTGGAATAAAAGTAGCATCCGAGTTAACAGTAGAGATATAATGACAGAAATTGGTAAATTGATTTCAAATGAGTTATTAAATATCATCAAAGATGAATCAATTGAACTGACTAAAAACGTAACAATAGAGATAAAAGATTTAACACCTGTTGATACAGGACATGCGATGTCAAACTGGATTCCTACAATCGGTAAACCAAATGAAAAAATTATTGGCTCTAAACAAGATGTTTCTGATGTTGAATATAAAAAGTCAATGGATGAAATCAATGGATATGAATTGAATAAAGGTAATTTGTATTTAACAAATAATGTAGAATATATAGAATTACTTAATGAGGGACATAGTTCTCAGGCCCCAAGAGCATTTGTTCAAATTGGAATAAGTAGGGGAATGGATAAAACAGGAGGTTGGGATTGACAACAATTTTGGAAGCCAAAAATCAAATAAAAAAGCATTTTGAAGACAGATGGAATAATAGAACACCAATATATTGGGATAATGAAACAACAGAAACTGTAAAAAAAAACATACCTTGGGTAAGAGGGTCTATACGTTTAGCTGTAGGAGGGCAACAAACGTTAGGCAGTCCCGGAAATAGAATGTTTAATAGATATGGATATTTGATTTTTCAAGTATTTATTCCATCTAATCAAAAAACACAAATATCAGATGAGCTTGTTCAAGCTATTTTGGATATTTTTGATGGTGCAGAAGTTGGAGATGTAAATGTTATAAAGGGTAGCCCAACATTTGTTAATTTTGAAAAGGCTTGGTATCAGCAAAATGTCCAATTTAACATATCTTTCTCAGAATTTAAGTAATTGACAAAATATACAAAATGTGTTAGTATTCAATAAATAATTTATCTTAGGATTTTAAAATGAGTGATACAAATAGAACAGCCTTAAGAATTGTTGAAGAGATTGAAAATGGAGTTATTCCTGCTAATCCAGCATTTCTTGAAGTGAGAAATACTGGTGCTCCGGGTTTTGGTATTAATCCAACGACTGTAGAATCAGATGAAATTAGACCAGATAGACAAGTTGCAGACATAATTTCAGTTGGTTCTGAGCCGGGTGGGGATGTTAATATGGAACTTTCCTATGGCGCTTTTGACAATATTTTTGAGGGAGCTTTTCAGAAATATTGGAAAGAACAGCCAACATCATCAAAAGGTGATATTGCCAGTATAGAGGGAAGTCAAATTACTTTCAGTCCTGAAAAGAATATATTCAAATCTGGTGATTATATTTTATTTAGCAATGCTTACGATGCTGAGGGAAATAATTTACTCGTTTCTGTAACGGAATCTGCTGCTGAAGTTTTAACTGTAAGTATTGATGTTTCTTCTATTGATGGAGTTAAGGATTCTTCAATAAAGAGAGTAGGCGTTAAAGCAGCTGCTGGTGATATTCAGATAGATGTTGGCGCAGAAAATAAATTAATTTCTACCACATTGGATTTTACAACTTTAGGGCTAGAATCAGGAATGTGGATTAAATTAGGTGATAGCTCTTCTACCTCTAATCAGTTTTCAAAATTAGAAAACAATGATGCTGTTCGTATATTGGACATTGTTGATGAACATCATATTACTCTATCTAATACGCCTAAGGGATTCGCTACAGATGATGGCGCAGGAAAAGAGATTATTATCTATATGGGTGATTTCTTAAAAAATGCAGAGAAAGATATCGACCCAACGCAAACTGACCCAATCTTATCTTATACATTGGAACAAGTCTTCTTAGACCATAAACCTATTGATTATCAATATTTTTCAGGAATGATTCCTGATACTCTAAGCATGACATTGAATTCAGCTTCTATTATTGATATGTCTACCTCATTCTTGGGTGCAACAGCTAAAATCGTACAAACAAGAGAAAGTGGTGCAACAGATATTACAGCTCCCCAATATCCTGTTATGAATACATCAAGTAATGTTGCTAGAATCGCTCGTGGTGGCTCTAAGATTCAGGGGGCAAACTATGTTAGTGAATTGACTGTAGAAATAAATAATAACTGCCGCAGAAGAAATGCTGTTGGTATTTATGGAACAGAATCTATCGGCCTTGGAGAATTTGCTGTAACTGGAAATATGAATACTTATTTTAGCAATGCAGATTTGTTACAAGATTTAATTAATAATGAAGAAACTTCATTAAATTACATGGTTAGAGATAATAAGAAACACGCATATATATTTGATATGCCTCGTGTAAAATATAGCTCAGGTAATCCAGATGTAAGCGGAAAGAATGAGGATGTAATGCTATCTCTTGATTATCAGGCAATTAGAGACCCGAATCTAGGTTATACTCTTGGAATAACAAGATTCGACTATATTAACTAATCCCCAATATAATCTTATAACTTTGGGCGGAATTTAGGGGTGATTCCGCCCACCCCTAAAGGAAAAGATATGAATATTTACGAATTATATAAAACAAATACAGAGAAAGAACAAAAAGGTCTTCCAGTAAAGTTTGGAGATGCAACAGTTTATATTGCTACCTCAAATTTAACTGGTAATCCTAAAATGGCTAAAATGCAAGCAGAATATATTGAAAGAGCGTCTAAAAGAAAAGGTGTTGATTCCAAACCTGAAGATCTCAAAGAAAAGATGCTTGATTTATATGCTGAATGCGTTGTCACTGGCTGGGAAAATGTAAGGGATGAAAATGGAAAAGAAATTCCTTATTCTAAAGAAAATGTTTTAAAAATATTTAAAGACCTTCCGCACTTCTTGGATGCTGTTGTTGCCTTTTCTTCCGACTTTACTAATTATCGCGAGAAAGCTATTGAAGATGTCGTAAAAAACTAACTGATGTGCTGCGTTTTAGCTTAAAGTATGGAAAAAATCTGGAGGCTATTTTAAACGCAGCACAGGAAGAAGGTGATGACATTCCTGAATCAATAAAAAATGCGCCAGTTCTAAACCCCGATTATGGTTTTTACTGGCGTTGTTTTTTAGATTTATCTACTGATAGGCCACAATCTATGTCAAGTATTGGCCCTATTCCTTGGAGTAGTATATATAGATATTGTGAAGCATATGATGTTAAAGAACAAATAAGTACAATAAGCGAAATAATAAAAAGAGTCGACAATTTTTATTGTGAAAAAATAAACAGTGATTTAGACAAGAAAGTAAAATCTAGTAATGTCAAAATATAATATAGAAATTGAATTTAATAATAAAGTAGCTATATCATCTGTTCAAGCACTTAATACACAATTAAACCAATTAGATGCTAAAATAAAATCTATAAATAAAAGCTCTAATTTTAGTAAATCTTTTTCAGAAGGAATTAGAGGAATAGAAAAAAATGCTAGACAAGCAGCAAGTGGTATAGATAAGTTAAATCAATCAGTTTCTAAAACTCCGGGTTATTTTAAGACATTACAAAGATGGGCGACGGCAGCTCTTTCTGTTTTCAGTGTGCAAAAAATAATAAGAGCTTCAGATGCTTATACCGAAGTAGGAAATAAGATTCGAGCATTATCTGGAGATACTGCTGATTATGTTTCTGTTCAGAATGAACTATTCTCTATAGCACAACGTTCAAGAGTTGACATATCAGCCACAGCACAATTATACACAAGACTAACACAGGCACAACAAAATTTAGGCGCCTCTACTGAAGATTTATTAAGATTTACAGAGGGAGTAGGCAAAGCCTTACAAATTTCTGGTGCTTCAGCATTTACCCAAAGAGGTGTGTTGTTACAACTTTCTCAAGCAATGGGTACAGATATTGTTCGTGCTGAAGAATTTAACTCTATTCTAGAGGGCGGTATTCGTATTGCCAAGGCTGCCGCTGAGGGAATTGATGGACTAAATGGTAGTGTTGCAGCATTAAGAAAAAGAGTTGTAGATGGAAAAGTTTCTTCTCAAGAATTTTTCAACGCAATTATGTCTCAATTACCTAAATTAGAAGCCGAATTTGCCAGAACTACGCCAACAATAGCTCAAGCAATAACAATGTTTAATAATGAAATGACAGCTTGGGTCGGAGGCATGAATGATGCCACTGGAGCATCTTCAATATTAGCTAAAATAATTATCGACTTAGGGGCAAACATTCAACCCTTAATAACAAGTATTTTAGCTGGTGCTACGGCTTTTACTGCGTTGTCAATAAAAGCAAATCTAGCTACAAAATCTTTGAATGCTTTTTCTATTGCTTCGCTTAAGGCGGCGGCAAAGAATCCTATAGCTGCGGCTATTATCGCCGCAGCTACTGCATATCTTTACTTAAGAGAGAGTATTACAAGTTCTAATCGTGAGCTAGGACGAGCAAATTCCCTGATAGAAAGAAATGGTCAAATATTAGAAAATCTAGATGACCAAACAAAACAATCATTAGAATCGCAAGTTAAACTAACGCAAGCCAAAATAGATTCTTTAAATGTTGAAATTGAAATGCTTGAGACGGGGCAAAAAACAGTAGGATATACTGACCTCTTAAAAGCTTCGTGGGATGGTGTATCTAATGCTATTGGCTCTGCATGGGATAAAGCAAAGGGGTTTGTTGATGTCGTTACTGGGGGACCTATAGTTCGTTTTCTAGATAGGATTATGGGGCCAAGCCCCACTTTAGGTCTGGATGAATTAATCGATGATTTAGAAGCGGCAGCGGTAGATAATAAAATATCAGAGATAACAAAAGCTCAGAGCGAATTAGAACAACAACGTAAACAACTAGAAGATGCATCTAAAAATGCACCAGATTATTCTATTAAACCTGCTGAAGATGATACCCCAGATAAAAAACTTCAAAAAAGATTAGATAAACTGGCTAATACAATTCAACGCTTAAAAAGAGAAAGTGAAGAATTTTATATGACAACGGACCAAAAGGCTGTTTGGGATGCGTTGGCTTCTGCTGGATTTAAATATGATGAAGTTCTTGTCGATATAAACGGTAATGTACAGACTTTAAATCCTCTATTTCAGCAACAAGCTTCTGAGATAGCTAAACTAGCTTTGGCGTTGGAATCAACAACAGGACCTATGGGGCAGTTAATCTCGGAAAGCAATACTCTTCATATGGCTTGGATTAATAATGAAGGTTCAATAACAGGATTTATAAATTCAGTATTAAAATCAGAGCAAGCTCAAAATTTAATGGTATCTAGTTTAGGAAATCTAGAAGATGAAATAGTTAACTTTGCAACAAATGGTGAATTTTCATTTAGAAATTTTGCTACAGCCTTTATTGAAGATTTAATTCGTATATGCACCCAAATGGCATTTACTATTCCATTAGCGAAAGCTATGTGGGCAGCGATTCAAGGACCAAGCGGAGCTGCTAAAGGTGTAGGAGATACATCATTTGATGTAGGAGCTTTACAAAGCAGTTTAAATCCCGGAGCAATAACTTCCAGCTCATTACCTGCTCTTGCTACTGGCGGAACTGTAAAAGGTAAAGGTTCAGGAACGAGTGATTCAATACTTGCTAGATTGTCTAATGGTGAATATGTTGTAAACGCCCGTTCCGCTGCACAATATAGACCAATGCTAGATGCTATTAATTCGGCGCCAAGATTTGCAAAAGGAGGAAGTGTCGGGGGAGGGGATTCTGGAATGTTTGGAGGAACTAATGTCCAGATTATAGATATGAGAGGAACAGATGCTCCGCCAGTACAAACTAGACGCGGTAGAGATTCTAACGGACAAGAACAAATAAAAGTATTTATTAAACAAACTGTTTCTCAAGGATTTACCGAGGGAGCTTTTGATAAGAGCTTAAAAAATAATTTCAGTATTAGAAGACCTGCAATAAATAGAGGATAAAATGACAATTAACATAACATGGCCAGCATCTTTGCCAGACCGTCCAATGACTGATGGGTACGAACAAACTTTAAGCCGTTCGGATGTAATTGTAAGTGAAATGGAGACAGGTCCAGCAAAAGTAAGAAGACGTTCTTTAGCCGCTCCTAGACCAATCACTATGCAATTTGTTTTAACTATTCCACAAATAGATGTTTTTGAAGAATGGTACGATGAAACATTAAACGGGGGAGCATTGCCTTTTGAATGGGTACATCCAATTAAACGAACACCTACCTATTTTCGTTTTACCAACCCTAAAGAAAAGCCTAAAATATCTCCTTTTAATAATGCGGGAACTCTTTTTGTCTTAAAAATAGATGTTTCTATTCTCCCTTAATTGTTGACAAAATTGTTTTTTTAATATATAATTTTGTCAAATGAGAAACTTATCACAAGAAACATTAAATGCCATTTTTGCTCAGCAAACAGATAAGGCTTTTTATATCCTCTTAACTATTATTCCGGATGAACGTGAGGGGAGAGAAAATCTATATGTCTATAATGCGAATGAGACAGAAAATGGCGAGCCAAGAAAAATTATGCACAAGGGAAATGAATTTATTGCATATCCCTTTGAAATAAATCTCCCCCCCGAAGGAAGTGAAGTAAGCGGAACAATAAAATTGACTATTGCTAATGTCGATAGAATAATTGTTGAAACAATCCGCTCTATTCGTTATCCTATGAAAGCTAGATTGGAAGTCGTCATGTCATCTGATTTAGAGACAACAGAGGCTGGCCCGTGGGAAATGAAGTTAACCAATGTTACGGGTGATGCTTTAACGATTGAGGGAGATTTGATTGTAGATAGATTTATGGATGAACCATTTCCTAAGAATAAAATGGATGCCAGCATTTTCCCGGCGATGTTCTAATGAGTTGGACAGATAAGTATATCGGAATCCCATATAAACCACTAGGTCGAGATATAAATGGAGTGGATTGTTATGGCTTATGTGTGGTTGTTTATAAAAATGAATTCAATATAGATATTCCTGAATATACACATATTGGAATAAAAAGAGAAAGCACACAAGAAAAACAAGATATCCTAAATAGAGATGTAAGTAATTATATTAAAGATAAATCAAAAGAACATTGGCAGGAAATTCCATTTAGTGAAGCTAAAGAATTTGATTTTATGTTGTTCAAAGTTTGTGGTTTTGTTACACATATCGCTTTGTATGTAGGAAACAATAAAATAATTCATTCATTTAATGGGCGAGATTGCGTTATAGAAGATATATATCCTAAGTGGCAAGGTAGAATTTATAAGGTTTTGAGATGGCAGAAGTTAGATTAGTTAAAAACCCCTTTAATCGAAAATGTGACATTATTACAATAAAACCGGGAATGAATCTACAAGAAACTGTAGATGGTTTAGACATCGCTGTTTCATTAAAAAAAAATATAAAAGTATTTCGCCTAGATGATAATTTAGAGATTATTGAAGAAATAAATAGAGATATTTGGCCTGAAACCTATTTAAAAGAAAATGAAAAAATAAAAATAATTGCTGAGATTTCCGGTGGGGGGGGCGGAGGAGGAAAGCAAATTCTTACCATTGTTGCAATGGTCGCGCTTGCTTTTGTAGTTGGTTTTGCTGCTGGGGCATTGATTGCTGCCGCAGAAGGTGCTACTGCGGCGGCCGCCGTGACAGCTGGTGTATCAATGGGAACAACTTCAGCCATTTGGGCTGCCGTTGGTGGTGTCGCTTCATTAGCTGTGAGCGCCTTAATTAAGCCGCCATCTCCTAAGACCAATTCTGCTTCTTGGGGCGAAAGCATGCGCTCTTTAAGCAATTCATCAAACCAGATGTCTCCATATAGTCCATTACCTCGTATATATGGAAAAACAAGATTTTGTCCTTATAAAGTTGCTCCCGATTATACAGAAATTATAGGTAACGATACTTATCTACGTTCTCTCTTTTGTTTTGGATATGGTCCATTAAAGTTATCTGATATAAAAATCGGAACCAATCCAATTAGTAATTATACTGAAGTTGAAATGGAAATAAGAGAGGGCTGGGAAGATGATAAGCCTATAACACTCTATACCAATACTGCCAGAACGTCTAATTATAATATTTTATTAAAACGAGATACTCCCGTTATTACAACTTCTCTTTCTGATGTAGATGAAATAAGTTTTGACATCCAATTCCCTTTAGGAATTTGGGCTAAAAAGCCGACTGACGGTTCGGGATTGTTTAATGGCGCCTATATTAATATAGGATATAGAAAAGTAGGCGATGAAGATTGGATTTGGTTGCATAAACCATGGACATTAATTACACATACGACAAAACCTTTTACAAGAAGTTTTAGAATAAAGCTACCAGAAAAAGGTCAATATGAAGTATATCTACACCAATATTATGGTTTATATGGCGATGATGGTACCAATGCCGCTTGTCATGGTTATTTAACTACCTTTAGAAATATTGAATATAAAGAACCTGTAAGGGCTAAAGGTTTATGTCTAATGGCTATTCGCGTAAAAGCGACAGACCAATTAAATGGAACGCTAGATAATGTATCTGCTTTATGTGAATCATATGAAAAAGTTTTTACGGATATTAATCAGCCCCCACAATGGAAATTAAATAGACATCCAGCTTGGCATGTTTATGACATTTTAACAGGAACGGCTTGCGTTTCCCCATTAAAAGATGAACAAATAGATATACAATCATTAATAGATTGGGAAAAAACATATCCTAATTGGTTAGTCGATGTTGCGATTGACGGAGATTTTACTAGATTAGATTGTATTCAAAGTATGTGTTCTGCCGGGAAAGCATTTTTTTCTAATATTAATGGTAAATATTGTACTATTTTAGATAAAGCGGGAAAGCAGCCTGTCGCAGCTATATCTCCACGAAATTCTTTTGGTTTTTCGTTCAGTAAATCATTTGAAAAAAATATTCATGGGTTTAAAGTAAAATATATTGACCCTGATAGAGATTGGACAGAACAAGAAGTAATCGTTTATAATACAGGTTACAATAAAGACAACGCAACAGAGTTTGAATCTCTTGATTCATATGGTTGTACAGATAGGACTAGGGCTTGGAAATATGGTAAATATATGCTAAGCCAATATGTTTTGCGCCCAGAAACATATACTGTTTCTCAGGATATAGAAAATTTGGCAGTTAATTTAGGGGATTTAGTTTACTTATCTAATGATGTAATAAAAGTTGGTGTCGGTTCAGCTAGAATAAAAAGCATAGATATAGATGACAACAATAGGGTTGCCGCAATAACATTAGATGATAAATTTTATCTGCCTAATTCTTCTACATATGCAATGATTATTCGTTCCTCATTCGGAGCATTACAAACATTTGCAATAGAATCTAATGAAGAACCGAGTGATTATATTGTTTTAACTAATCCAATACCCGAATCTATCGCCCCCGAAGGTGGAGAAATGGTTTATATTGGAGAGACAGATAGAACACATATAAATGCTATTGTTCAGGAAATAACTCCCGGGGATGACTTAACAGCAACAATAACCTTAGTTCCTGAAGCCCCTGAAATACATGATGAAACAGAAGCTGATATTCCTGATTATGACCCTGAAATGTCAGATATTCCTAGCTGGATAGATAAAGCCCCATTATCTCCAATCGTAGAAAATATTATTGCAGATGAACGAGCATTGATACCAGATTCTACTGGAGGATATAAAGCCGCTGTTGCTTTTACGGTAAGAGTTAAACCAGAAGAAACTGTTGCAATTGATGGCATCCAAGTTTATACTCAAAATGAGGGAAATGAGATTGTATATCGAGATGTTTTCCCCTATACTGGACTAGATGATATTTCTATATCTAAAGTTGAAAATGGAGTTAAGGCTACAATAAAAGTAAGATATATAAGCAAGAAAGGTGTAGCTTCAGACTGGACACAATTTAGTGTTTTGGTTGAGGGAACTGGTAATCCTCCTCCTGATGTCGAAAATCTTGATAGACAAGGATATAACATAACTTGGAATTACGATAATAAGCCTTTAGATTTTGCTGGCTTTAGAATATATTATAACTATGGTAATGACCCTTGGAAAGAGTATGCAGTTAAAGCTCATACTCAAAGTTTATGGGATTCTCCTCCATTTACAACAGCAACTCTTCCCAAAGAACAATTAACATTATTTGTTGTGGCCGTAGATACAGCAGGAAATGAAAGTGTAAACCCAGCTATTATTACTTTTTATAATGGTGATATTGAATACGATAATATATTACAAGAATATGACTATAAAGAGAATGATTATCCGGGTATAATAACTGATGGATATAAATTTGACGGTAGTATATTTGCTAATGAAGACCAACTATTTTATAGTCCAGATAATCAAAAATTCTACAATAATGATGATGAGTTATTCTATCGTGATATTAATTATGCAGGAATGGTTTATGAATTTAATGTAGAATATTTGGGAGATATAGAAAACGCATATGTTAAATTAGATTATAATTTAGAGGGGATCTATAAAATATATTATAGAAGAGAAAGCAAAGAACCATTTTATCCCGATATCAATAAAGAATTTTACTCTGCTGAACAAGATTTATTCTATAAGCAAGACGAACATTGGTATTTAATGCCAGATAAATTACTTATTCAGAAAGAAAGAATAACCATCAGAATAATTTTTGAAACAGGAAAGACGCAAGGGGTTATACATTCTCTTAAGGCTACAATTGATGCTCCAGATGTTTCGGAATTATTATCTGGTATAGATATTTCTGCTTCTGGTACTCGTTTAATTCCTACTAAAAACTTTAAGGTAATAAATAAAGTATTTACAACCCTATTAGGGGGAAGTGAAGCTATAAGTGCTAAAGTCGTAGATATGAACATAAGGGGGCCGATGATACAGTGTTTTGATAAGGACGGAAATCCAGTTGCTGCAACAATAAATGCGGATATTCGGGGATATAAATAATTGACAAAATATACAAAATATGATATTGTTTTGTAAAAGGAATTATAGATGACTAATTTACCAGCCAGACCAGATATTTTAGATAGCTCAATATCTACAGGTGTATGGAAAACATATTACGGCAACATTAGAGACTTCATCAGCCAAATGCTGGGTGGTGGGGCGACTGAATCTATTGTTATTACAAATAACAGCATAAATCCAACAAAGTCTTTAGTTAAATTAACGACTGAAGGAGAAATGGAAAATGATGAATTAAATACAATTCAGGTTAATAATTTACCAGATGGTTCTGTTATTTTTTTAACAGTAGAAAGCGATAAACAAACTGTAAATGTAAAAAATAATTATGGTGGAACTGGCTCTATAATACTATTTCAGGATAAAGATATTAAGTTAACGAGCGATTTTGCTATATTGCTTATAAGAGAAGGCACTGTTTGGCATCAAATTAATACAAGCGGATATATTTTTGGACAGGATGATTTAATTAATGAGAATCTTATTCCGCAAGCCACAAATAAAAGATTTGGTATTAACAGGATTGCAACAGATGCAGAAGTAAGTAATGGAACAAGTGAAATATTTACAATTAATCCTAAACAATTATCAAATGTAAAAAACGAACTTCTACAACATATATATCCAGCAACAGTTTATCAAAATATATCTACTACAACCAATACTATAAGATTAAAAGAAAATAATACAATATATACATATTCCTTATCAGGAGATGTTACATTTATTTTTGATATATCTAAAATTTCTGTTAAAGATAGCAGTAAAGCTATAACATTTGAAATGCACTTATATGTAGATAGAGCAAGAACTATTCATTTCCCTAATAATGTCGTATGGCTATACGAAGAATCGCCAGATTTGAGTATTGTTGGCAATCACATATTAGTATTTAGAAGTTATAATGGCGGAGGTAAATGGGTAGGAAGTTATGGGGGATATTATAAATGACAATTCCTTATCCTCTAGCTCCATTAGGTCAGGGAGACCACGACCCGTTTGACCCCGGATATATAGTTATCTATAGTTGGGGACCATATACTTATTCTGCAACACTTGAAAGAGGAGTATATCGTCTGTGCTTGGTAGGCGGAGGAGGGTCCGGAGAAACTTGGATAGCATCTTCTTATGGCTGGGGTTCAGCCGGAGGTTCTGGGGCCGCTGTTGAATTAATTTTTAGAAATCCTAAAAGGCAAAGTGTAACTATACGGGCTGGGACTAATCGTACTTCTCGAGTTCAAGATGGTGAAGATAGCTACATGGATTTAGGCGGAACAAGAATGATAACTGCTGGCGGTGGAAAACATGGCGGCGGAAATTATGGTGGTGCTGGAGGTACATATAGTATAAATTCTGGATTAGAGATTATTCAAAATATTGTTTCGAATAATGGAAATAGCGGAACTGTATCGTTATCAGGTAATGCGATTGGACGTTCCGTAAGCCCTTATGAAACATGGGGAGAAGGAAATGAAACATATTCAAGAGCAGGTGGCTTAAGGTTACAATACTTGAGGCTCAGAAAATGAAAAAATATGCAAAATTTATTGATAAAGATACTATAGAATTTCCTCCACAAAATACAAGAACAATTATTAACTATAATCTAGATGAAAAACAGCTTATAAAGGATGGGTATTTGCCATTTCTTGAGGTTAAACAGCCTAAAGGTAAGGTAAAATTTGAATATAAGGTTATAAATAATAAAATAATAAAGGTTTGGGTGTCATAGATGACTAATTTACCAGAAAGAGCGGATATATTAAATCAGAACATTATTACATCTGATTGGAAAACATATTACGGCAACATTAGAGACTTCATCAGCCAAATGCTGGGTGGCTCAGAACCTGAAGTATCTGTTGTTCAAGAAGAATCTATTTCACCAACAAAAGCAGTAATAGCATTAGATTTAGACGAATTAGTACAAGAAAGTTTATTAAAAAACATCAGCATTGTTAACTATCCAACTAGCCAATGGTTATTTTTAGTGTTAAATAATCCAGATAAAAAAATAACGATTGCACATGGGCAACCCGGAGATGGAGCAATATATACGTTTACTCAAGAAAACGAACAAATTGTTTCAGGTGATGTTATAATTCTTAAAAGAGACGGAAATGTTTGGCAACAAGTTGACTTAATGGCGTATGCTAGAGCAACGGATGACGAACTTGCTGAGGGAACATCTAAGTTTAAATCTCCTACTGTTGCACAACTAAAACCGTATCTGAGTAATGCAACTTCATCAGCTATGGGAGTAATTGTTTATGCCTTAAGAAAACCCGAAGGAACCCTTAAGTGTGATACAACAGAATATCAGTTAAATACTTTCCCGCAACTTGCCGAATATCTACAGAGCGGTAAAATACCCTCAACTTCTTTTTCTAAGTATAATTCTCTAACATCATCTCAGGGATTTTGTGAAAAATTTGGATTAGATACCGCATCTGGTAAATTTAAATGTCCAAATCTTCAAACACAAAAAATAGGAAAAACTACTTATTTTGCTTATGTTGCTGTATATAATACAGTAACAGCAGAATCATTAATTGAACTACAAGGTATTCTTGACCAATGTTTAACAGTACAATCTGCAATAAATGCAAAAGGACAAGAAATAACCAATTATGTTAATAATTCGTTAACAGAGTTAGCTAACAAAAAAAATGAATATATTCAGAATTTAAAAACACAAGAACAAAGCTCCTTAACTAGTTTAACTTCGGCAACAAATACTCATTTAGGTGAATTGGATGATAAAAAAGATATTTCAATTGCTGAGATAGAGGCCAAAAAGACTGAAATAACAACTGAGGGACAGACACAAGTAGATAGAGTTATCCAGACAGGAAACAATCAAGTTCAATCCGTACAAAATGCTGGTGCTAAAACAATAGCAGATGCAAGAACTTGGGCTACTGGAGAAGATTCTGCTGTTAATGAATTAGAGCAAGGAGAACACTCATCAAGAGGATATGCGGATTTATCTGCTGCTTATGCAGAAACAGATGAAGATGTTCCTATATCATCTAGTCCATTAATTGCTCTTGATGTAATAAAAGGTGATAAGGGAGACCCGGGACAAGCAGCTACTATTTCTGTAGGAACTGTTACAACAGGAAATGCGGGAACTCAAGCTAGTGTTGTAAATGTAGGAACTACAACAGCTGCTCGATTTAATTTTACTATTCCTAAAGGTGATAAGGGAGACCAAGGTGAAAAAGGGCCCCCGGGAGATTTAGGAACTAATCGTATTTCAAACTGTATATTAAGTACACCTCGTGACATTAAATTAGAATTGTCAGATCATGCTGTAGTTTTAAAGAGTGGAAGCAAATATTATAATGCTAATGGTACATCTGAAACTATTACAAAAGATTATACTGTAAAAAATACGTCACAAACTACCCAAAACATGTATATATGCGTACAACCATCGTCGCAAAATTTATGGTGCGGATATATGACAGGCGGGACAGTCTCTACAAGACCAGAAGAACCTATAACGTATGCACTATATTATAATACAACAACTAAAATTTGTGAGTATTATAATGGTAGTGTATGGACTACGGTATCTTTGCCTATTGCTATAGCAACAAGAGATACTGAAGGATTTACAGCCATTAACAAAGTCTTTAACGGCTTTGGCTATATTGGTAGTTCTATATTTGCTTTACCGGGAACCATAATCTCCATTCCAAATGGATTTAATGATGATAATACTCGTAAGAATACCGAATGGGAGATAGATAGACTATATATCCGCACCATAACAGAGGCTAGAAATTGTCCTATAGCTATGTCCACAACAGGAATAGGTCTAAACGATACATATTTTTATGACTCTGATAAAAACTTAATTGGATATTATGTTCTAGAAGACAAGAGATACTACACAGATAGAATAATAATTGGGGATATTATAAGTGATTCCACCGGAAAAATTACTGATATTTATTTAAAAAAAACCCTTTCTTTTATAGATAGTAATGATTCAGATTTAATGGACACCATACTTCCAGCAGGGATTATTATGGCTTATATGGGGGGGACTCCTCCTAAAGGATGGCTGGAATGCAATGGACAGCAAGTTAGCAGAACAAGATATAAACGTTTATTTGATTTATTAGGAACTTCTTTTGGGCCGGGAAATGGGACAACAACATTTACTCTTCCTAACTTAAGAGAAAGATATATTAAGGGTTCAAATATAATTGGAGCGTACATAGATGCGGGGTTGCCCGATATTACGCATACACATAGTATAGGATATAGATATCCTTCTCCGGGGGTATCGGGTGGTTCTTATAATGGAATAGGTTCAGGTTCGGGATGGTTTGGATTTGTTAATGAAACAGGCACTTCAGGAAATAATTCTGGTGTATCTTCAATATATGGTAAATCAGATACAGTAACTCCTTTAACAATAACAGCTATGTATATAATTAAATATTAGAAGTTATTAATAGATAATATGTAGATTAATGATAAGAAATTTCCTTTTTTAGTATTATTTTTGATATGATTTTTATTCCATTAAATATCATTATCCCAAAAACATTAATACCCCCGAAGGGGTATTAAGATGTAGTAATCTATTTGAGCTTTCTTTATATTATCCTGCTCGCAGCTCTACGAGCATTACTATACTACATATTGTATATATATCATTAAATGAATTTATTGTCAATAAATGTTTATATATACTTAATATTTTATAATATACATAGCAGTTAAAGTTAAAGGAGTAACAGTAGATGAGTTTCCATAAATAGCATTAACCCTAGATGCTGCGAATCCCGTTCTATAATAAGAGGTGGAAGAATTTGTCCCGTTATATGTTCCTCCAGTCCCTCCAGCAGAATTTTGCACAGGATAAAAAGCTCCCGTTGCAATAGTTGATGTAGTTGAAGATGATGTTACATCTCTTGCCGTTCCCGTAATATCGGGCAACCCCGCATCTATGTACTTGCTTTTTTGGACGAAATATGTTATTATTTTGTCAATCAGGAGATTATATATGGCAGACCCAATGTATAGTGCAAAACATTATGCAGCTAAAGCAGAAAAGCAAGCTCAAGCCGCAGCAGCTTCAGCTGCAAGTGTAGATGCAAATAAAATTAAAAGAATAGCTTATGAAAATTATCGAATAATTCAATGTTCAGGAGCTGTAACTGTTCAATTAACAGATACAGAAGAAATTATTGAATTATTTATTAATGACGCTTCAACAATTACATTTGATTTAAGTAAATTAACTTATCCTAAATATTATTATACGTTTCAAGTTAGATTCTGTTTCCCTTCTGGAGCTAAAACTGTTACTCTAGCTAATCCTTTATTTTGGATTGCAGGTATTGCTCCCGATTTTTCAGATGGTAAATGGCATTGGGTTGTTTTTCGAAGAGGAAAAACTTGGGGAACAAATCAATTTTTAGGTTCGGATGCGGGAACTGAATACTAATGGGAGTAGTTTGTTATCTTGACCCGCTTGGTTCTGGAAATTCTGACCCTTATAAGCGCGAACAGGTCCTATATGAACTTGGAAATCCGTCCGCTACAACTACATCTGCGGTAATTAAAGTGCCGAAACCCGGGGTTTATAAGCTCTGGTTGGTGGGCGGCGGCAATACGACAAACTGGTGTTATATCGGTTGTAACTATCCCGGCTCGGCTGCCGGATTTATCGGCAAGATGTATTTTAACACCAAGTGTTATTTACGTCTTATAATAGGCGGTCAAGATGCTTACAGTTATCTCCAAGTAGCTAGTTGGACCGCTCCAGATACTTGGTATAATTTAGTAAGTTGCGAAGCTGGTACAAACGCTTCAGGCGGTGCCGGCCGCGGCGGTTACATTACCGTCAATCGAGACTCGACGTTTAACAATTATTTTGATATTGAACTGGAAACAAACGGTAAGAATGGCTCTAACTCTGGTTATCCTGCATCAGTTTATGGAGGATATGGCACAAAAGATGTAAATGGTTATGGCAAATTACAATATATTAGGATGAAACAATAAATGTATATCAGCGAAAAAAAAGTAGATAATGATGAGTGGGTTATATTAGACGGAGTTAATGATGGTCAGTGTTATTTAATTCAAAATGTTTCATTGGCTCCAGTTTCTTATTGCGTCTTGGACAGAGTTCCTGACAATAAAATAAAAGCTAATGTTATAACCCCTTGGCAACAAGTTTCCTTTAAAAAAGGAAATGGAGATTTATATATAAGAAAAAGCACATATAATGATGGATATATTTCAATCGAGCTTAGCGAAGCCTAAATTATTAGCTGGTGGATTAAAGCCTGATAGGCAAGGCTTAATACAGGCAGACATAATTTATTCGGGAGAATCTTCTCCAGATGTTTCTGGGGGTGATGTTCCTCCACCGGCAGTCATAACATCGAAATTTCTTGCCTCAGAAAATCATGTTGCTTTTTTGAAAGAAAACTCTTTTTATCATTGCGGGATTAAAGAATTACAAGGGAATGGGAATGTAGAAGATGTTTTGACTTTTACAAAGCAATCTGATGATGTAAAAGATGCCGTTATAAGTCCTTGGGTTAGTATTTACTTAACAAATAGTGGTGATGTATATGGAACTTATGGCCAAGATGGTTCTTTAGGCATAAATTCTTCCAATCCCGTTTATACTTTTATTAATATTGCTAACAACATAAAAAAGATTAACAATAACCGCTCTGTTTATAGCAATACAATGTTAATCACAAATGATGATGAATTATTTTTAGCTGGAGATAATACTTATGGAATACAAGCTGACGGAACTACGAAAGATAAATTAGTCTTCCATAAGGTTGCAGAAAATGTTGCTGACTGTGCTGGTTCTGGTTTTAATACATATTATTTGACAAACTCAGGCGAGTTATACGGCTGTGGTCGAAATAGCAATAAGCAAATCATCAATTCTTCCGCTAGTTCAGTGACCAGTTTTGCCAAAATTGCCGACAATGTTAAATCTTTTTCTGTTTATGACAGCAGCTTGTGCTTTATAGATAATAATAATGATTTGTATTGCAGAGGTAAAAATAGTTTTGGCCAATTTGGTCTTGGACATAAAAATAACGTTGCAGAAAATACAAAAATTGCTGAAAACATTAAAGAATTTAGATGTGAATTAGCTTCTGTATTTTATATTGATTCTAATAATAATTTATATGGCGCCGGATTAAATAGTAATGGAAGTTTTGGAATTGGTGATATATCCTCTGTTACTACATTTACAAAGCTTGCTGAAGATGTTAAAACGTTTAACGGGAATTATCGTAATTTCTTCTATATTAACAATAAAAATGAGCTATATGGTGCCGGAAATGGAGAATACCATGGATTTGGCATTAATAACACGAACAAGAATAACACTTTTGTTAAAATAGCTGATGATGCCCAATATGTAGTTCAACAAGCTGATGCATATCATTTTTGGTATGTGGATACAAAAGGAAAACTATATGGTTGTGGCAAAAATAGCTATGGCCAACAAGGCAATGGAACAACAACAGATATATTTGTTTTAGAAGAAAAAGTTATATAGTTACCTTAATATTTATGATACATATAGAAAAATAGAGGATATAAAATGCAATATGGAAAAATAATTAATGGCAATCTTATTTTAGCCCCATATAAAAAAGATATGCCCGATGGAACTTGTATATTAGGTTATAACTTTGACAGTAATGCTGAAACATTAAAAAAAGATGGATATTATCCAGTTGTTGCAATAGGAGATAAAGGCCAATATACAGATTGTGAGGGATTTTATACCTTTGATTTCAAGCTAGAAGATAATAAAATTATTGAATATCCTATCTACCATAAATATTCTTACTCTAGACTAAGAAGAAACAGTTATCCTCCCATCGAAGATTATTTAGATGCTCAAGTCAAAATAAATTCAGGAGTACCTAGCTTAATAAAAGAAGGAAAAGAGCAATTATTGAGATATTTTGATAATTGTTTAGATGTTAAAGAAAAATATCCTAAAGAATAAATAAGGCCCTAATGTAGGGCCTTTATGTTTTAAAGGAGGTTGCTATGCAGATTTGAACAGATGCGAGTTTCGACCCTAAAACAAAAAATGCCGGACTTGGTATAATGATTCGACAACTGGTTAAGGATGGTATAAAAGAAACTCGAATAAAGTTAAAAGTAAAAGCAGAAGACAATAACCAAGCTGAGTTATTAAGTATCTATCATGCTTTACAACATATAAAAGGAACACCTCTGAATGAACCTATTTTTATCATCACAGACAGCAAAATCGCAATAGATAGTATATTGCGCCCAGAAACTAAAAAAGATAAATATAGAGAGGTTTCGGAGCGAATAAGAGGTATGCTATACTGTGAAAATTGGAAAATATATCATAAAAAAGGTCATACCGGTAATCAAGACCGATATTCTCTAAGGCAAGCTTTAACTGATAAATTAGCTAAAAAAGCTAGAGAATAATAAAGGCTACCGAAGTAGCCTTTATTTTAATTCATATAACGCAATAATGTTTTCATCATTACATCGGATGGATCTTTAAAATTTTCATCCAATATTTCTTTTAATGAATTAGGGGAATATCCAGATACTAATGCAACACCTTGTTCATTATATCTAACTGGGCAATTATTATTTCGAGCATTTACATTCCAAAATATAACTTTAGGCATTTCATACCCAGATTTTTTATATTTATCTTTAGCTGCCTCAAAATTAGAAATATCAGCATTATCACAAACTCTATCAAATTCCATATCTGATACAATAATCAAACTTGTAGGCATATCTTCTTGAGGAATCTTGTTGGCAACAGCAACATCCAAGATAACATCAAATACAGCTTGTAAATTTGTGTTTCCACAAAAATCATCGCAAGCAACAGATTGTAATTTAGATAATAAACTATTTCCTCGTAATTTAATTACTTTAGGAGTTCGTGAAAATTTAATAAATGAATTGTGGAATAAACCTTTATTTCTCTCCGCAATATATACAGCTAAAGACAAACAGACCCACATCGGTTGTCCCATCATGGAGGCTGATGTATCAGCCACAACAAGAGCATTATTCTTTCTACTCTGGAAAATATTATTTAAATTTTTCCAAGCGGTTTCTAGATAATCTTCGTTATCTGGTTTTGTGATACAATATCCTCCATATGTATAGTCCATACAATATTGTCTAGCTATATCGTATGGATATAAGGTAGAAGTATTTATTTTTTTCTTTCCTTTTTTTACATCTTCTAAAAATTGTGTAAATCTTTCAGCATCTTTTCTAGCAAAGCATTTTTTATATTTATTAAGTGCTTTTGAGGGTAATTTAGAATAATCAATATCCTCAAATTTATTCAATGTTAATTTGGTCTCAACCAAATTTAACTTATTGCGAATAAATTTAAGTTTTTTTCTATATTGTTTGCTGCAAGAGAATAATTTACTAACAATTATTTTAGCATATCTGCTTAAATCTTTATTTTTAGTTGACCAAGTTGGAAGCCATTTCGCTAGTAGCGAAGGATTTTCACTCTCTTCATCTTTATCAAGCTGTTCTTTAATGAAAAGAATAACTTTATCTTGCAATTGAGTGTCCAAAAGACATAAAATATCTTTATAATACCCATATTCAGCCATTTTTTCAAGATTAATATTATCCGGATAAAAATCAGCAATCCACTTAAAAATAACAGATGAAGCTCTACGCTCACCCTTTCCACCTCTTATATCTCTAAGATGATATAAATTAGCTAAAGCAATATTTTTATCTTCTAAGAATGCTTTTTGGAATAAATTAACAATAAATTTTTCACTTTGATTTCTTAATGCACCACCTTGAAAGAAAAAATCAAGATTAGCATCAAGTGTAGTGGAAAATGTTTTAGCTCCATTTTCTGTATATGTTTCAGTAGTTTTTTCTTCAATTTTATTCAGTAGATTACTCATTTTTCCTCCTAATTAATACACAGCCCAAAAATATGCGTGCTACCAATAACACTACTTCCCAGTGTTCGGGAAGAAAGGAATCGAACCTTTTCTACATAACCCCAAGTTATTACCAATATCTGCTGTAAGGGCTAAAATAAACAACGCTCCAATATATTTTCCAAGAATATTTTCTTCAATATAATTGCTGTCTGAGCGTTAAATAATACTACGCACTTTGCCTTATTAATTACAAATTAATCGCGAATATTTGCTGTATGTGCGTAAGAAACTTAATAATTAAGGAATACATGGTATAACCATTTACAAGTTAAATTATTATATTTTTTTTACATTGTCAATTATTTTTATTTTGTTGTGTATAAACATAAAATGGAGGGCTGTCTGGGTACTGCCCCCAGCTAATTGGTTTTGCAGACCAACCTATAACTTCTCTAGCAACAGCCCATAAATAAAATATCATACACCACTTTATATGAACCCGTTTAAGCCTTAGGCAGGGTTAGGCTTATATACTGCATAGCAGCCACACCATTCGGTTATCACGACTTACCTATGGAAACACCTATTAGCCCTTTGGATGATTGCCTCTATCATTCGTGTCTTAGATTTATGTGTATGATACACGGGTATCTTGTTATTTGGTAGAAAGGGGGAGAATCGAACTCCCGACACTCCGCATATCAGGCGGATGCTCTAGACCAACTGAGCTACCTTTCTATAAATGGAACCCTGCAACTGATTCGAACAGTATCACTTTTCTAACAGACATAGCCTAGGTATCTGTTAGATGACCACCAAGGTTATCGCAGGGCTTAAATGGGGTGTGCATAGGGAATTTAACCCTAATCCTCGGGACCACAACCCGTTGCTCTGTCATTGAGCTATGCACACAAATATTTACCCATAAAGATAAATATTTCTACACATAACTTATAAACTCACGGGCATTAATACTCAATTCTTTTATATGGTAGTCCAGGAGAGACTCGAACTCTCAAACATCTGTTCCTAAGACAGACGGCTTTTCCATTTGCCTACTGGACCATTGGTGCAGCCAGAGAGAATCGAACTCTCTTGTCAAGTTTGGAAGACTCGCATAATATCCAATATATGATGACTGCATCTGGTGGGCATACTGAGACTTGAACTCAGAAGAAGATTACCTTCATTGGATTTTAAATCCAATGTGTTTGCCAGTTTCACCATATGCCCATTAATTGTTATAACACCAATAATATCCACCAGCAGATTTTCTGTGGCCTTTAACTACAGCGTGCACAAGCGATTTATGTTTATTTATAAAATTTGCCGCTTTAGTTATAGAATCAAAATAAATCTTTTCTTTAGTTTGAATATTTTGTCCTATAACTTTTCTTTCATTTCCGGGTTTTCTTTTTAAAACTTTAAAACTGTGTTGTATTTGTTCGCTATTAGTCGCCCATTCTAAATTTAATATATTATTGTTATTTTTATTTCCGTCTATGTGATTTACTGTAGGCTTGTTTTCCTTATTTTCTATAAACTGTTCGGCTACTAATCTATGAATAGCCACCCCAGTTCGTTTATTATTAATCATTAAGTTAATCATATTATATCCAGAATGATTTATGGATGGTTTCAAAGGTTTTCCAGATTTTGAATAGACTACTCCATTAGTATCTATTTCATATTCTGAATAACCCTCTCTACAAGTAATTTTAGTTTTTATATAAATCATGGTAACTACTTAATATTTTACTAATCTTTACTCTATATAAATATGGTAGTCCCTGCCGGACTCGAACCGGCAACCACCCCGTTATGAGCGGGATGCTCTGACCAATTGAGCTAAGAGACTATAAATAGCAATTATATATTTTCGTATATAGTTACTTTTTTTTCTTTTTTAAGATAGGAGTTGATATTCCATCATCTGTTTTTATTTTTGTATTACATCTAGGAGCTTTCCCAATATTTTTATCTAAACAACTAATATTAGGGCGTAGCTTAATCCTATTTTTCCACATTTTATTAAAATCTTTTTCTTCTTGAGTTTTTACTATTTTTTTCATTGGCATATTTTTTCTCCTAAAAAATGGTAGCACATCTTTGAATCGAACAAAGGACAAATTGCGTATGAAGCAATCTCTCTACCACTGAGATAATGTGCTATAAGGTGCCCCTTAAAAGTAAAAGTGAATAAGACGGTAAAGCTATAACAAGGGGCATATGGTTGCGATGGCGGGGATTTGAACCCCGCTGTTATTAGGTTATGAGCCTAATGTGTAAACCATTTCACTCCATCGCATAGTGGCGGAAAGGGTGAGACTCGAACTCACACGACGTTTATCACGTCATTCCGTTTTCAAAACGGCTTCCGCTAGACCAACTCGGATTACCTTTCCTTTTTATAATTACATATACTTAAAAATCTGTCAACATCATATTTATAATATCCAAATATTTGTTTTTTATGTCTTATCAAAAGCATGCCAGTTTGTCCAGTCATCCATTTGGCAAACTTTAACCAATCTATGTTTTGCTTTTTTAGGATATTTTTTACTTGTCTTTCTGTGTAACAAATTTTCTTAAATAATTTCTTGCTTTCTTCGGAAGATTCTTCCATTCTGCCTCCTTATGGTGCAAGGGAGAGGAATTTGCACCTCTACAACCCGAAGGTGGCGGTTTTACAGACCGTTAGGTTCACTCGTACCCAGCCCTTACATAAAAAAGTATTTGTTTTTGTATATTGTATAAAATGGTACTCCCACTAGGTGCCGCCCCTAGGTCTAACGGTTAAAAGCCGTTGGCTCTACTGTTAAGCTATAGGAGTAATGGTGCCTTAGCCCCGACTTGAACGAGGAAGTGGTTGATTACAAATCAACTGCTGTACCATTGAGCCACTAAGGCATTTATTTTTATTGGCACGCTTATAAGGAATCGAACCCTAATCTCAACGTCCGTAGCGTTGTGTTCTGTCCGTTGAACTATAAGCGTAATGGCACTCCCGGAGGGATTCGAACCCCCGACCAAATGCTTAGAAGGCATCTATTCTATTCCACTGAACTACGGGAGCTTAGTATTTTCCCATTGAAATTTCTTCTTTGAATTTCTTTTCCATGACTTTCTTTCATGATATGCTTTAGCGTATTCCTCATACACCCAAGAATCTGTTTCAATGAATTTTTGACGTCTTAATTTTAGGTTAATATTATATTCTTTTTCATATTCTTTAGCAGAATAATAATTAATCAAATAACTTTTCCAATTACGTTTTCTGCGAAAATAAGCATTGAAATTAAAATAATCTAAATCATCCCACGTTTCATCTTCAAAATAGCATTGAGACCAGAAACTATAACGACGAGAGATTTTCTTCCAAATATATTTATCTTTACCAAACATAATTAATCTCCAAGTAAGAATATTACTTACTTGATATCATTGTTATCTTTACTCATTAGATTACCTTTCAAAAAGAGGAGTGTAGCCACTCTAGAATAGCTGCACATAAAATGGCGCCCCGTGAGAATTCTGCCATCCCGACCCCAGAGTTAACAGCTCTGTGCTCTACTTCTGAGCTAACGAGGCATTATACCATACTTTTTTTGCTAAATTTAAACATTCTTATAATAAAGGGATTGGCTGGGAAGGTAGGCTTCGAACCTACAATTTCTGGTTCCAAAGACCAGTGACTTTACCAATTTGTCCACTTCCCAATATATTATATAGCTACTAATAAATAAAAATGGGGGGATTTATGGGATTGTATTATATTTACTAGTAGCTGTAAAATACACAGGAATTTTAAAATGGTGGACCGTATGGGTAACGCTCCCCTCTTTCTCCGTGCAAAGGAGATGTGCAGCCTTCCACACTCTACGGCCCAATGGTGGTTCCGAGAAGATTTGAACTTCTGACGCTTTGCTCTTCAGGCAAACGCTCTACCAACTGAGCTACAGAACCATTAAGCCCATCCTCAACCTTTCGATATAACAGTCCAAATAGGAGAAATGACTGCTAGTTGCTATATATGGGCATGCAACATAACTAATTAAAACTACTTAAACATATTTACAATGTATTATAACTTTGGTCGGAATAGCAGGATTCGAACCTGCGATCTATTGGACCCAAACCAATCGCCTTAACCAAGCTGGGCTATATTCCGATATATTATTGGTTAAAACTTAAACCTTTAATAAGTTCTCCCCACTCTTTAGAAGAAAGATTAGCACATATTTCTTTAATGTCAACATCTTTTTTATCTTCTTTTATATTTTTAGGTACAGATTTAAATATTTTTCCTCCCTTTAAATCTAACTCTTTGATTCTATCATCTAAATTTGCAAGCATTAATGATGCTGCGGGAATATTTTTATCATCTATAGCAATTCTTTGCGCAGTTTCTCGGACATACATGGCCAATTTTCGTCCATACGTTCTATAGTCATCGTTTTCTTGTTCTGTGACCAATCTCCAAAAATCGTCTTCAGAATCGAATCCGTTTATGCAACAAAAATTAAGGATAGTAAATGTTTTTTTCTTTCCCGTGCTGTCTGTTTTATTCCAATTATCTTCGATATATTTATTAACCATATATTTGAAATTTTTCAAACAGAATTTTGCTCCTGCTCCGGTGCGCTCCAAAATATCCTTAGGCATTTAGACAAACTCCCTTTACATAATTATATCATAATTTTAATTTTTTGTCAATACATCTCAACTTCTTTTATGCAGTATTGTCTTTTGGAAAATTTTTTGGCTGCGGCTATTCCTTTGTTGGCATTATCTATTGAATTATATATTTTTGCATTTTGAATATTTTTAGATAAATTTTTCCCTGTCCAATACCATTCCAGTCTTTTCACTTTAATAATATAGAGCTTATCGGTTATCTCCATTCCCTTTAATTACACCCCGTTTTTTTCTGTCTTCCAATTTTTTTATATTATATTTAATAATATCTTTTATTTTAAATGATTGAGAATTAGCAAAACAAATTAGAGTCGTAAATAATTCAACATATTTTTTATCTAAAATATATAAATTTTTACAGACATTCAAAGAGAACCAAGAAGCAAAAATATCATCCGGTTTTACATTAGAATCATCCAGAACAAAATCTATGTTTCCTTCAAATCTATCAATTGCCATTGCCACATAGTATAAGCAATCACCTATTTCTGCTTGTAAATCATGGTTAAATCTTTTTTTATCATTAGCATAATCCCCTCTATACCATCTTTTTACCTTTCCGGCTAATTCACCAAATTCTTCTTCTATCCCTATAACGATTCTTTTATCTTCATTTCCTTTTCCCCATGTCTTTTTGCATTTTCTAATATATTCTTTTAACTTCATTAGATTCCCCATTTAATAAGTTGACAAGTTAATCCCAAACTAAATCCAAGCAACAATTCAGCCATATTTTTAGAGTCGTCTAACCATTTGGGCAATAAATATAGTTGTGGATAATTTTTGTATAACCATCCGCAAATCCAATAGATAGGAGCAGACAGCAGTCCGGGGATGAGATACCACCAACTAAATATACACATAGGCAGCAGACAAAAGGTGTATCTCATTTCACAATACCAGAAATCATACATTCCATAATATTTTTTTAATTGTTTGTCTGAGCCTATCAATTTTAATATATGGTTGATAATTGAATATAGGCTGTTGAGTAATCCTCTAAACCACCTATCATACGAATCTCTTCCTTGTGTTGTGCTTTCTCCTAAATCAATAAATTCTCCTACGGCACGACTAAAAAATTGTGCATATAACCAGATAGATACAATAAAGGACAATAACCAGCATTGCCATGAATAAGGATTAGTAGTATAAAGTAATGTTGTGCAGATTATATATATGGCAGCTTGTACGGTTCTATTTCCCCATATTCCCTCTATACTTCCCTCTCCATATATACGTCTCCAGATAGCCACAAAAAAACAATATAAATTACTCATCTCTGTAATTCTCCAGCCATTTAATCATTTTATTTACTCTGTCTTTATCCCATGTATTGTTTAAAAGCTCTTTTAGGCTATAAACAACAGGGTTTATAGTACGAAATTTGTTTTTCTTATCTATCTCCTGTGCATCGATATACCCACAGGAATATGCGTTATTTATATATTTTTTTAATGTTTTATCTCTCATTATTTTCATTTTTTTATCTCCTCAAAAAAAATTTTTCCGTCATATAGTTTATGGTGTATTAAATATGATGTATTAAACCAACATTTTCCCTTTCCGTTAAAATCAATTCTTTTATCTAAAATCACCGCCCCTATTCCATATTTCTTAAACATTTTTCCATGTGAAATTCCCTCAAGAGATGTAATGGGCAGCAAAAGAGCAAATGGCTTATTCAACTCATAACATCTTTTGATTATTTTCTTTTTTGCAGAGTAAGGAGGATTGCTAATAATCATATCATAATTTTCGGGTTCAAAGTGAAAGAAATCTTCCCCATTTTCTATGTGACTAAAAATAACATTATATCCATTATTTTGCAATATCTTAACGAAATTGCTTTCTGCCTTATCAAAAGGACACCATATTACTTTTATATTTTGTGGAATATATTTTATTATTGGATAAATAGCATAATCTGGAGTATATAACTCATCATTAGGTCCTCTTTTGATATAATCAATAAGTGCTGATTTCATAGCTTTTCCTTATTACAGATAGATAATTACCTAGATTTATTTTTCCAATAAGTTGAGGAGGAAGCTTCCTTATTAATTTATCTTTTTGTATGTCTTCCACATCATCTTCGGCACATCCAATTTTCAACCAAAAAGTCTTATATTTGCCATTTTTACCTTGTTCACAAACTACATAAAAATCATCGTTTGTCGAACATTTATATACATTTCCAATTAAAATATCATCCATTGATAACTGCATCCATAGCTGCTTCGACACGTTTTTGTAAATTTTTAGGAATTTTCCTATAGACAACCATTTCCCAGTCTTTACAAGAGATAATTAAATCTCTTATTTTCTTATAAAGCTCAGCATTTTGTTTTTTAGTTATAATAACCCAACCAGTTTCATTTTCATCTTTAAGCTTTTTGTATTTTTGTTTAGCCCTTTCCCTATATAACTCATTATTCTTTCTTTCCACGATTTTTATTGGCATTTCTAAGTCTCCTATGATATTGCAGCAAACAATCATTTGAACAAAATAATGTACGCTTTCCAGTAATTAATTTTCCGCAATTTTTACAGGTCTTTATTCCATTTTTTTTGTCTAATACAGGTAAGTTATCAAAATTATTTATTTCTTTAGGAATATTTTTGTTTATTAATTTTTTATTTAAAATATCTACGACTTCTTCAATTTCTTTTATTCTTATATTATATCTATTAACCACTTGATTTACCGCCTCTGTTATTGTTTTTCCATATCCGAAAAAACATTTTTCTAGCCCTATATAAATTTCTATAGAATAGAAAGTACCTTTAGCTGTATGTATTTTAGTGAAACGATAATCAGGTTTTATTTCCATATCTTTTCCTTTTTGTCTAAAATATATGTATATCAGATTCTTGTCAAGTTATTCTTGACTTATTAACAATAATATGTTAATTATACGAATCATATGGATAGCTAATTAGGGAGGACCTAAACTTTCCTGCTAAGAAATGTGTACCTTTTCGGTATGAGATTCGAGTTCTCAGCTATCCGCCATAATAAGAAAATCCCCTCATAAGGGGATTTTTTTGTGGATAAGATACAATATCATTGATTGTCTTCAAAAATATATGCGATTATTTTTCCAAAGGAGAGGAGCAATGGAAGATATTGTTTTAGACGATTTTAGTAATAAGTTATTTATAATCAATCAAATAACTGTTGACCGAATATTTTCATCAGATAATCCCGCAGATAATTTTTCCCTTTATTCGTTTTATTATAAAACAGCTAAATGGCAAAATAGCACATTAGCTAAGGCTACCGATTCTTATGTTATGGATTGTTTAAAATGGGGAAAAGAAAGACTAAAAAAAGCTAAAGAATCACTAAAAGAAATGGGATTAATTCAGGTTATCCAAAAGAGGGATGACAATAGAATATCTGGATGGTTTATCAAGGTAAATTATATTCCAAATTCTATATCTGATAAGGAAGAGCAAGAAGTATTATTATCTACTTGTAGAAAACAAGAGACAAATAATATAGATAATAAAAATAATAAATATTTAAATATATTTAATATACCAAAAGAAAAAGAAAAAAAAGAAAAGGTAAAAGATTTCTCTGAAATAAATAATTTTGAAGATTTATTTTCTTATTGGGAAAAAAACAAAAAAGGGGGGAAATACAAGCTGGCTTTCCGCGATAGAATGTTTGCAAAGTTAAAAGAGCTAACTAAAAATGATTTTAGCTATGCAAAAGAGGCTATTGAATATTGTTTGGCCAATAATTATCAAGGATTTTACGGGGCCAACGGATTATATTACAATAAATCATATGCTAATAAAAATAAAAATGATGTTTTATCAAGACTTAATCGTGGAGAAATAGTTATGTATGAAGAAGGAATGGAGGTTCCGCCGGAATGTACAGTTTATGAAGGACAAATTTTAAAATGGTGATAACTATTTTTTAACCTTTACTTTGTATCGTATGTTATTATAATTTAGAAAAACATTAAAATTAGGGAATCAAAAATGCTCGTCAAAAGAAACAAAAGATTTTCTAACGCAAAATTAAATAGTTTTAGAAAAATAACTCCTGAACATGCAAAATTAATTGATTATTTGCACTATTGTTTAATAAATGGGTTTAAGGAAAATGTTTTTATATGTGGAGATGTTGGAGTCGGAAAAACATATATAGGATATTCTTTACTGGAAGAAACAACGAAGATTATTAAATTCCGAGGATCTGAATATTATGATTGTAAAAATATCTACTATATAAAAATGGATGACCTTTTTGAACAAATAAAATCATCTTTTAGCGATAAAGAACTTTATCCCGAAAATACAAAAAATGTTTCTGTATTGATAATAGATGAAGTTAAGCAAATGTCAGAATGGGAATCTTCTGAATTTTTTACTATAATAGATAGTAGATATAATGATATGTTACCCACAATTATAATCAGTAACTTAAGAGAAGAGCGTCTTAAAATAATTTTAGGACCTAGAATATATGATAGATTATTTGGAAATATAAAAAAGTTTTGTTTAATTGCACCGAGTGGTAGAAAAGATGAATTATTTAACGCAAATTTGTAGGGATTTGGATATTTCTGTTTATGAGATATGGAAAAACAAAATAAGTTTAGAAGAAAAGAAACTTATTATCCGTTATTTAGGTCTTTGCGGATTAAATGATAAAGAGATAAAATTTCAGACTAATTTAGCTTTGCCATTTATTCGGCATGAGTTAAAACAAATTGTCAAAAAAACTTACTTGCCAAGAAAAAAAATATCAATTATTAATAGTAATAATAAATTAAAAACAGCAAGAAATTTTATTCGAGTTGTAGATTATATTTCTGGGGAAATAAAATATGTCCAAAAATAAAAGAATAAAAGTACGCGATAAAAATGTTGTTTTTTTATGGACAACGAATCTATTTAAAAGAGTTATCCCCAATAAAAAGAAAAAAACAAAAAAAATGACAAAAAAAGAAATGGTAAATCTGAATGATAATAATTGAACAGCAGCTAATTTCAAGTAAAAATAGTAAAGAAATTTATAAGCCTAAAGGAACTAATCGTTTCATCGTTGGAAAAAATAAAAGGGCCTTAGAAAGTGAAAAAAATTTAATTTTAGAACTATCTTTGAAAAAGAAACAATTTAAAAATGAATTAAAAGGGATATCATTTCCAACATATATTTTATTTAAAATATATCGTAAGGACAGAATAAGATTTGACTATGTAAACATTATTCAGCTTTTGCTTGACTGTATGGTTAAAGTAGGTATATTTGAAGATGATAATGCAAATTTTTTAATTCCTGCCTTTTATCCGTATGAGATTGATAAAAACAGGCCGCGTGTTGAAATATCATTTAAAAACATTGAGGAGGTAAAATTGTAATGTTTTTATTGTGCTTTTTTATATATTTATTGATTAACTTTCTAATTCTTTCTATTCTGGTATATAAAGGTAGAATAGTTCCCCCAGACGGGGTTGGTGAACTTATGTTTTCTCTCGTGTTGTTCCCGGCTATTTTATTTATAGTGTCTTATATGGATTATATTCGTCCTTTTTCAATAAAAATGAAGACATATTTAGATAATAAAGTCATTAACTTTTTTGATTGGTTGAAAAAATGAAACTTTATTTATCCACAAAAGAAATAAATAAAAAATCCATTGTTGGTTTAGTCTTACTTAATGATGAAGATGAAATTTATACTAAAGGAAGTTTTGTCTGTAAAACGACTATTCCTCCATCTGCATATATTTTAGGTTTAAAAAAAGCGCTTCTTTATCTAAAGAATAATAAACCTATAAAGGCCAAAACAGATTTGGAAGTATTTACTGATTCAAAAAATAATTATTTTTCTCACCCGGCTGTGCAAAGAAATATGAATCATGATATTTTCTTTTCAAAAGTACAAAGAAGAATAATTTTTAAAGACGCTGGTTTTAATGATAGCTATTATTTAACAATATGTAGAAATGAGATAAGATTTAACAACATGGAGAATAATAATGTTACAAACAGTTACGAATATTAAAAATATAAAAGATGATGTTTTTTTTGTGTATGTCGGAGTTAATTGGTGCAAAGCTTGTGAAACGCCAAAATATTTATTGGAAAAAATGTCAGATAAAGTAATTTATGAAACATCATGTGTGGATAAAATGAAAGTAAATTCTATTCCAAGCTTAATTTGTTTCAGAAAAGGAGAAATTGTTTCTCAGACTAATATATCAGAGATGTCAACAGAAGATATAAAAAAATGGATGGATTTAGCTGCCAATATTCCGACAGATGTAGAAAAAGAGATGATGCTTAAAAAGTGGGCAGATAAAGGGGAAAGAAATTACGGATATGAATTTAATAAAGAAGAAATTGAGGAAATGAAGAATGATAAAATTGTCGCATTTATGGGAGCTTCGGATGACTCAATTGAAATAATTGGGGCTATAGATGATGAATTAGATTGCTATACAAATGCTACATTTGGATATCGTTCTGGTAAGTTTATTAGAAATAAAAATACAAAATTTAATTTGAAAGTAACCCATAATAGGAATAATTGTTGTTTTTGGCTAGATTCAAATGTTATGTATTCTACATTTGTTGTAATGGATGAAGATGAACCATATTGTCGTGGTATTTTTGTAAGCTTATATGATATTGTGGATAATTTATAAAATATTGATTATTTTAAATAATTATGTATAATAGCTATAACTGTTAAAAACTATGAGGAAAGCATGTTTAGAGATTTAACAAAAGATGAGATTAGTTGCCGAGTTCAACAAGTATCAGAAAAGGGATGTTCTTTATTACTTTATAAAACAGCTAGAGTTGATTCGCAAATCTTAGATGAAGTATATGGAAAGCATAATTGGACAAATGATTTCAAGGTTATAAATAATAATCTTTTTTGCGGAATTGGTATTCGAGAAGATAAGGATAGTGATTTCGTATGGAAATGGGATTGCGGAACAGAAAGTATGGCCGATAAAGAAAAGGGGGAAGCTTCAGATGCTTTTAAACGTGCTGCATTTAAATGGGGAATTGGAGTAGAACTTTATTCTTCCCCATTTATTTTTGTTAAAGTAGAGACTGAAAAAGACAAAAATAACAAATGGCAGCTTAAAGATAAATTTAATAAATTTAGCATTGGTGAAATTAACTGTAAAGATAAAAAGATTACTAAGCTAAAGATTGTTGATAAAAATGATAAAGTAGTTTTCTCTTTTGGGACTAAAAACAATAATGAAGAAGAAAAGAAAAATCAAGAAAACAAACCAGACGATGTTTTTTCAAAAGAAGAAAAAGAGGTTATTTTTTCAGATAATTTAGAAAAATGGTTAATAGTTATATCTAAAGCTAGTGATTATGAAAAACTAAAAATGTTATTTGATAAATGGAAGAATAAATTTCCTAAAGGAAGTGAATCTTATGAAAAACTGTTAGATAAAACTAATGAAAGGAAAAAAGAAGTATGTCCTACGCAGTAGATATCGAGACAATACCTGATTTATCAATGGTGGATTTCCTTCCTGATGTAAAACCAGATAAGCGCCTTACCGATGCTTGTAAAATTGCAAAAGATATAGAAATAAAGAAGCAAGAACAAATATCTAAAATGTCGCTTAATCCAATTTTCGCAAAAGTTATATGTATTTCAATGTATAATCCGCAAGAAGAGTATATTTTAATGGGGGATGAGGGGAAAATCATAAAAGATTTTTGGGACATTTTAGGAAAGCATGGGAATATATTTACATATAATGGTAAGTCATTCGATATGCCAGTAATCATAAAACGGGGATTAAGGTATAATATTGGGAATTATTACTTTAATTCAAGTATGTTTTGTGATAAATATAAGGCTACTCGACATATTGATATAATGGAAAAATTTTGTGGAAACAACGGGTATGAAAAATTAGATACTTTAGCTAAAGTTTATTTAGGGAAGACTAAAAATGAAATATCTTTTAGTGAATTTCCCGAATTATTAAAAACTACGAATGGGCAAGAAAAAATTGGCAAATATTGTTTGCAGGATGCTAAATTGACTTGGGAATTGGCTGAAAAAATGGGTTTTATGATGGAGTGATAAATGACAGAGAAATTTTTAGAAACCCCAGATGAATTAGCGGAGGCATTAAATTGTGGAAAAATTGTATTTTCATATAATGGTGATACCTTTAGAAAATCAAAACTTCCTTCTGGCGGATTTATCATGGATGTAGGAGATATTTATTATGTTATAGATAAAATAGAATTTGAAAAAGATGTCTATTATACAGTTGAAAAGGATTAAAAAATGGCAAGTATTAATAAAGTTATTTTATTAGGTAGATTGGGCAGCGACCCTAAAATTATGAATACTCAGAATGGTGTAAAAGTTGCAACTTTTTCTGTGGCCACATCTGATACATGGAAAGACAAAAGTTCAGGTGAAAGAAAAGAACGAACAGAATGGCACTCCGTTGTTGTTTACAATACAATTTGTGCCGATGTTGCTGAAAGATATTTAAGAAAAGGTAATCAGGTATATATCGAAGGTCAGCTGCAAACTAGAAAGTGGGAAGATAATAACGGTCAGGAAAGATTTAAAACTGAAATTGTTATTCAAAATTATTCTGGGAATCTTATCCTCTTGGAAAAGAAAGAGGAAGATTCTCGTCCCGTAGAATCTGCTCAATCATATGATGATTTAGATGATTCAGATATTCCATTTTAGGATATAAAATGTATTGTACAGAAATCTCATCTCTAGATAATATATTAAATTTGGCAAAAATAAAAGCCAAAGCAATGATAATTTCCGGTAAGAAAGTAGAAATTGAAGTTTCTGAATATAAACCTAAGAGAAGTAATGCCCAGAATTCATATTATTGGATTTTCAACAACGAGGTTGCTAAGTTCTTAAATGATTCTGGGCTATCTTATGGTGAACATAATATTCCATATGATAAAGATATTATCCATAAAATAAATAAGGTCATTTTTAGTAGAGATACCACTACTAAGATGTCCATTGGAGAATTTTGTGAATATATGACTAAAATAATTATTTGGTGGACAGAAAAAACAAATGGTATGTTTTCTATGCCGGAACTTCCAGATGAGTTTTTAAGAAAAAAAGGATATGAAATCTAAATTAGATAGATTAGTTCAGCAATGGGCTTGTAAACAGCATTCAATTATTTCGGGAAAGCCCGCAGAATGTGGGCATCATTATTTTAGTCGTCGTCATGAAATAATACGATATAATTTGGATAATATAATTCCTTTAACATTAGAAGAGCATAATAAAGTTCATTCTGGCGAGATAAAAATAAATATTCCTGAGATTTTAGAAGAAATATTATTTAAGCTTAAAGAACAAGGATTAAAAAATTATCTTTTGGAAAATAGATTAACCTTAGATGATTTTTATAAAAGAGAAGAAAAGAGATTGAAAGCAGCTATAAATGTTAATTATGAAACGTTCAATCCTGAAAAATATTTTAATATCTGATTGTGTAGTTGAATCGGATAAGGGAAAGATATCTATAGATAATTATATTGAATATATAAATAATGTAATTAAGCCGCAAAAAATGTGGATAAATGATGATTTATATAATGAAAAAGTACATGATAAAGATTTTGATGTTGACTTCATGCAAAATTTAAATATGATAAAAAGGAAAGGAGGACATATGGATGATAGAAAAATAACACTTGATTTTGCAAGAGAACAAGTAGAGAAATGCAAAGAGAAGATTCTTATTCATGAAAATTCATATGAATATTATGATTTATCTGGTAAGGCTAAAGAAGATGAACATAATTTAGAGTTCTGGAAAAATAAAGTCAAGGAACTGGAAGATGAAGAAAGAAAATCTCATAAAGCAGATAATTGATGATGAAAGATATATTATGGGAAATAAGAGAAAATACCGTAATATGAATTATTATCATGTTATTGAGCGTCAAAAAAGAAATACATTAAAACTTTTATTGATTGAATTAGAAGATAAAGAAAAATATGAAAGGGTAAACAATGACTGAAGTTGGCGGCATTTTCGCAGATAATTTATACGAGTTAAACGTAGATTAAATGCGACATGTTGATATAACAAATCAAAGGTTTGGGTGCTTAACGGCTGTTAAGCGTGTTTTTGATTATGTATCTCCTAAAGGATATGTAATTCAGAAATGGTTATTTAGATGTGATTGTGGCAAAGAAGTTATAAAGTGTAAGAATCTTGTTGTTAGAGGCGAATGTCATTCTTGTGGTTGTGAAAAATCAAAAAGAATAATAGAATTTAATAAACGAACTAAAAAGAAACACGGAAAATTAAATACTAGGCTTTATAAAATATGGTCATCCATGAAAACAAGGTGCTTTAATAAGAATGATATTTCCTATAAATGGTATGGAGGAAGGGGTATTTCAATTTGCGATGAATGGATGAATGATTTTTTATCATTTTACGATTGGTCTATGTCTAATGGGTATAAAGATAACCTCACAATAGACAGAATAGATGTTAATGGAAATTATGAGCCAAGTAATTGTCGTTGGGTCGATATGAAAACACAAAACAGAAATAAGAGAAGCAACCTTTTTATTGAATATGATGGAGAATATAAGTGTTTGTCTGAGTGGGCTGAAATTTATGGGTTTAATCCAAAATTAGTTCGTCATAAAATATTGAAAGATAAGGAGTATTTAAAATGTCTAATAGCCAAATAGATGAAAAAAAACTAAAAAATATAATTTGTAGAATCGAAGAATTAAATAACGAACAAAAATCAATTACCGATAGCATTAAGGATATAAAACTTGAAGCTAAATCCTTAGGTTTTGATGTGAAAATTATCAATGCTATCATTAAAATGCGTAAAATGAATAGTGAAGATAGAGACGAACAAGAATATCTCTTGGAATTATATAAAAAAGCTCTTGATATGTAGATAACTAATATATTATTTGACAATTTATATAAAAAATCCTATATATTAATTATAATAATTATAGGATTTTTTGTATGTTTGAACCAACATTAATAATTAAATATCATAAGAAAAATGATACTTTTTCGATAAATGTAAAAGGTGATTTCACTAAAAAAATGGTTTATTCAATAATAAAAATATTATTAGATAATAATCCTGATGTTTGTCAGGAGATACTTAGTGAAGTTGCAATGAATTTAATTAAAAGAAACGGGATGTTAAATTAATGCCAATTTGTCCATATTGTAAAACGAAAATGTCTTTATCATCAAGGAAAGTAAAAATATCTGTAATCCGAAAGGTAAGTAAATTTCAATATGTTTGCCATAATTGTTTCAGCCGTGGTCCTTTGGCAGATAATGAGAGTGAGGCTAATATAAAGACGGTTTCTCCTACAATATTTCAAGAAATAGAAAATATAGCTAAAGATAAAAATTTTGAATTATCTGATAATGCCGACAAAATAATAAAGGCAAAGCTCCGTATGTTCGGTGAAGAAGATTGGAGGAGATGCCCTTGTAGTTCTGATGATATTGATAGATTTTGTGGTTCTGAAAAATGTGAATTAGATACATACAATAATAATCATTGCCATTGTAATTTATTTTTATTTAAAGCGAAATAATATGGAAAACGAAAGAAGAAAAATAATAGAAGATGCTCTTTCTGTAGTTGATAGTGGAGATAGACAACTTAACTATGGTAAACCAGAAGATAATTTTTCTAGAATCGCTATGTATTGGAATGATTTTTGTGGAATATCTAAATTAAAGGCATCTGATGTAGCACAAATTGCACAAAGATATATTGAAAGAATCAATCACCTTATTTCAACAGATGAAAAACATAAAAAGGTTTTTGAAAAATTCTTAAAAGGTGTCAGAAAAAACATTAATCCTTCTATTACAGAAGATGCTGTAGTTCAAATGTTGGCTCAACATTTAATTACACAACCTGTTTTTGAAGCCTTGTTTGAAAATTATTCATTTGTTGCTAATAACCCAGTTTCAAAATCTCTGCAAAAGATGGTGGAATTGTTGGAGGAACAGGCATTTGATAAAGATACAGAAGTCTTAAACAAATTCTATGAATCTGTAAAAGAAAGAGTAAAAGGCATTGATAATGCCCAAGGAAAACAAAAAGTTATTGTAGAACTTTATGATAAATTCTTCAAAACAGCATTTCCCAAAACTGTTGAACAGTTAGGTATTGTCTATACTCCTGTTGAAGTTGTTGATTTTATAAACCAATCAGTAGCCAAAGTGCTGAAAAAAGAGTTTAACAGAAGCCTATCTGATGAAAATATTCATATTCTTGACCCATTTACAGGGACAGGGACTTTCATTACCAGAATGATTCAACAAGGTTTGATAGATAAACAAGCCTTGCCAAGAAAATATGCCAAAGAGCTTCATGCTAATGAAATTGTATTATTAGCTTATTATATAGCCTCAATTAATATTGAAAATGCTTATCATGATGCTGTTGGTATGGATGATGGCTATAAATCTTTTGATGGTATTTGTTTAACAGATACCTTCCAATTAGGTGAATCTGATAATGCTGATGAGCTATTTACAGATATGTTACCTCAAAATTCAGAAAGAGTAATAGAGCAGAAAAAAGCCCCGGTAAGAATTATTATTGGTAATCCTCCTTATTCTGTGGGACAAAAGTCTGCTAATGATAATGCTCAAAATCAAAAGTATCCTAAATTAGATGGCAGAGTTGAAAAAACATATGCTAAATATTCCAAAGCTACTAATAAAAATAAAATATATGATAGTTACATAAAAGCATTTAGGTGGGCATCAGACAGATTAGATAACAAGAATGGTGGAATTATTGGTTTTATAACTAATGGAGTTTGGTTAGATAATAATAGTTTTGATGGATTTAGAAAATGTTTGGAACAAGAATTTAGTTCCATTCATATCTTTAATTTAAGAGGTGCTATTAGAGGAAAATCAAAAGATGCATCAGCTAAAGAAGGGCAAAATGTATTTGATATTATGACAGGAGTTGCTATTACAATTCTTGTTAAGAAACCTAATAAAAATCCAGATGAAAAAGCAATAATTTATTATCATGATATTGGAGATTATCTAAAAAGAACAGAGAAATTGGAAATCTTAAAACATTTTAAGGATATCAATAATTCTAAAATTGATTGGAAAATTCTAAAACCAAATGAACACAATGATTGGCTTAACCAAAGAAGTGATTTATTTAGTTCTTTTATATCTATTGAACCTGATAAAAAATATAATCATCAGAGCAAAAGTGTTTTTATACTAAATTCTTTAGGAATAAATACAAATAGAGATATTTGGGTTTATTCCTCTTCAAAAAATGATTTAAAAAACAAATCATTGTGCTTGGTTAATAATTATAATGAAGAAGTAGAAAACTATATCTCAAAAAAAGAAAGCAACAGAACATTAAAAATAGAAGATATTATTACATATGATAGCCACAAAATAAGTTGGAGTAGTAGTTTAATATCTAATCTACAGAGAGGTAATAAAGCTTCTTATCAACCTGAAAAAATCTTTAAGACTTTATATAGGCCATTTTTTAAACAATATCTGTATAAAGGTGATAAAATGATACATAGACCATGTCAGTGGGAAAATATTTATCCTACAATAAATCATAAAAATGTAAGTATCTGCATTTCAACTGATATTAGAAAAGGATTTTCAGTTCTTATATCAAACTATATTTCTGATTTAAGTTTTGTTCCTGCAGCTCAATGTTTTCCACTCTATTATTATGAAAAAGATGATGGAAACCTTGGAACATTATTTGACCAAGGCAAAGAAAACTATACCAGAAGAGATGCTATAACAGATTTCATCTTAAATCAGTGTAGAGAAAGATATGGTCATAAAGTAACCAAAGAAGATATTTTCTACTATGTTTATGGTCTATTACATTCCAAAGATTATAGAGAACAATTTGCAGCAGATTTAAAGAAAATGTTGCCAAGAATCCCATTGGTAGAAAAACCATCAGATTTTTGGGATTTTAGCAAAGCAGGAAGAGAATTAGCAGAACTTCATTTGAATTATGAGTCTGTTCCAACATATCCAGATGTAAATATTGTTGGGGAAGATAGTGGAAAATTCAAAGTTGAAAAAATGTCTTTTGCCAAATCTGGTAAAGATGTTGATAAAACCACCATTATCTATAATTCTTACATCAAAATAACCAATATCCCATTAGAAGCATATGATTATGTCATTAATGGCAAATCTGCTCTTGAATGGGTTATGGATAGATATCAGGTTAAAATAGATAAAGATAGTCAGATTAAAAATGACCCCAATGACTGGTGTAATGAACACAATGACCCCAAATATATCCTGAACTTGATACTTTCTTTAATTACAGTTAGTCTTGAAACTGTAAAGATAGTCAATAATTTACCTAAATTGGAGTTTAAGTGATTAGATTATGATAATTTTATGCAATTTATATTTTTTTCTGGACTACTATAATTTTTGAGCTAACATAATGAAAAAAATAGATGGGCATTTTATAAATGAAACAAGATTTTGATAAATTTTGCTTGCATATTAAGAAATACACTCCTAAAACCATACCCTTTAAAAGGCTTATGGAGTATTTGGAGCAATTACAAAAATTATTTGATGGAGAAGAAATTTATCTAAATAAAATTGCCAAAGGAAGTGCAGCTCCAGAATTCTGGGTAAGGACAGATAATTCTTATAAAATTGAACAAAAAATAGCATCTTTAAATGAAATAGAAAATCCAACATCTTTAAAGCTAATAAAACTATTAAGAGATGATGACACTACTGCATATTTTACAAAAAATAATAGAAGAATTTTTGATATTAAAGAAGCTAATGACAATATAGTTAAGTATGATATTAAAGATTCTTATGAAATATGTGGCTATGTAATAAAAGTTGGAGGAAGAGATGAAACAATTCCTTTCAGCATAAAAGATTTATATGATGATACAATTATATATAATTGTAATACAAATAAAAAGGTAGCAAAAGAAATAGCAAAATATCTTTTTGAAACTCCAATTAAAGTATCTGGAGTTGCTAATTGGAGCAAAATTGGAAATTCCAATTGGGAACTTAAGCACTTTAATGTAAAAAATTTTGAAGTATTAAATCTTGATAGTATAGAAAATGATATAGAAAACATTTTTAAAGTTGATGAAGATTGGTATAAGGAAAATACTGTTGAAGAATTTATGCACAAAATAAGAGGTAATGATGAGTAAAATTGCAGTTTTAGATACCTCTTTTATCACAAATTGGAAAAGCCCTAATAAAACAAAGGAGGAGCAAGAAAAATATGAGTTGTTTGAAAATTCAGTCAAACAAAAAAAGATTATTATTGCAATTCCTACACCTGTTATTACAGAATTATTAAGTGGTCCAGTAAAAAAAGTTTCCAATGAAGTTTTAGGAAAAAATATAAAAATTCTTCCTTTTGATTATAGAGCATCAATTGAATGTGCTGATATTTTTGATTTAGAAGGATGTGTAGATAAGGCAAAAATAATTTTTGAAAAACAATTAAATGATTGCAGTGATGATTTATTGTACACCGCAGCGATGCAACAATCTAATTTGCCGATGATGCTAACAGATGTTTTTAAGAAATCGATAAAAAAAATGAACGACAATGGTTAAATCATTTAACGATTAATTAAACATCTTATGTTATTGTATAAATTCAATAAAGGAGATTTAAATGCTTAATGATTATCAAAAAAGTGTATTGCTATCTCGGCGAATTAAAGAAGAAGATGTAGAATCTGCCGACCTATCCCCAGATGTAATGCTTGTTAAAATGAAAGATGGTTCAGAACATCGTTTGTGTGAAGTATGGACTCGTTGTATGGGATATTTTCGTCCAGTTTCAGATTTTAATAAAGGAAAGAAATCTGAATTTTATACACGAACTAATTTTAGTGAATGTAAATGCAGAGAACATTTAGATATTAATGTTGATAAACTAAAATTAGCTGCTGAATAAAATAAAAAAGCAACCTTTGGTGGTTGCTTTTTTTGTTAAAAATTAGTTGACAATTTTTTGTTTGGTGATATTATAAGCATATAAATCTCATAAATATGGAGGTAATATGAAAATTTATGAAGTTGGTGGGTGTGTTAGAGATTCTTTATTAGGTATATCTCCTAATGATTTTGATTACGTAGTTGTAGGTTCGACCATAGAAGAAATGGAGAACAATGGGTTCATTAAAGTAGGTAAAAATTTTCCTGTTTTTATAAAAGACGGAAAAGAATATTCTTTAGCGAGAAAAGAATATAAAATTGGTTCATCTCATAAAGATTTTTATTTTGATTTTTCTTCTAATATATCATTAGAGGATGATTTATCAAGAAGAGATTTCACTATAAACGCATTAGCGCGAGATGAGAGTGGTAAGATATATGATTATCATCATGGATTAGAAGATTTAAACAATAAGAAAATAAAACATATTAATCGTCATTTTCAGGAAGACCCTTTGAGAGTGATACGAGGATGCCGTCTTGCAGCTCAATTAGATTTCACAATTGACCGTTTAACAATAAGATATATGAAGAAAATGGTATCCGAAGGGTGTTTAGAAAGTATTTCCCCTGAAAGAATATGGAAAGAATTTGAAAAAGCTTTAACTGGTAAATTTTATATTTTTTTGAAATATTTAGACATTTGTGGAGCCTTAGAAAAAATTCTTCCTGAAATATGTGAATTAAAAAATAGCTTAGAAAATAAAAAATACCATCCGGAAGGAAATTCTTTTGGGCATACAATGTCAGCAATTAAAACGGCAGATAAATTATATCCTAATAATTCATTGGTTAAATTTTGTGTTTTATTCCATGATATAGGAAAAATAAAAACGCCTAAAGAAAATTATCCACATCATTATGGGCATGAAGAACTTGGGGCCACTATAATTAGAAATATATGTTCACGAATGAGAATCCCCAAAATATATTTAGATTGTGCCATCAATTCGTGTTTGAATCATATGAGATTCTATAAGATTGATAATATGAAATTTGGAAGTCTTTATGATTTTGCCAAAAAAGTAAGTGGAAAAGAAGAAAACCTTTATAAGGTTTGTCAATGTGATGCTTACCGTAAAACTAATGAAAGTATTAAAGGTTTAGATATTAAATTATCCATGCTGAAAGCAATGATTTATTGTCAGAAAAACACACATTTTGATGAAATAAAAAAAATATCAAAAGGAGAAAATATCGAATGGATAAAGAAAAGATTAAAAGATTTAACAATTGAAAAATATAGGAGGAATTTTTATGCTTAATTTAATAACAGGAACATTTATTTATTGGGATGCGCCAAACAGCACAGAGTTTAATCCGGAAAAGAAGCTTAAAGGGATTGCCGTTGTTGAAGATGATAACCATGTTTTTTTAGTTCTTCCAAACGACGTTAAAAATGTTGATTGGTGGGACGGCAAATGCAATTGTGAAGAACAGTTTGCGCAAATGCCTAATCTGCGGCAGCTTGAGGTAATTTACAAGAATAAAGAAGTTTTGAACAAAGCCTTTATTGCGGCAGGTGGTGAAGCTCTGGACGATGACGCCCATTACTGGTCCTCTACCGAGTATAATAGCAACCATGCGTGGCTATTGCGTATGAGTGACGGTAGCAGGCCTGCCATCGCTAAGAACTACTACGATCTATACGTTCGTCCGGTTCTAGCTTTGTAATTTTGATTATTTTATAGGGAAGAAATGTATTTGTCTTTCTTCCCTATATATAAATCCCAAAATTATTAAGGTTTATTTAATTACGAGAACAATATTCATTATAATATAAGTCTTGTATAAGAATAGCTCGTGCTAAATCTTTTGTTAATTCTTTTTGTTTAAATACAGATAATTTTTCTTCTGTAATTAGTATATCGCAAATATTGTTATTTGTCTGTAATCTTAATATTGAGCATCCGCTCAACATCATGAATAGGCATATTAGATACATTATTCTTAATCTGCTGTATTTTTTCTTCGTTTTCTTTGTTCGCTTGTAATAATCTATTGGAAATTTCATTTTTCCCAGCATCAATAAGTTGTTTGTTTTTTAAATAAGAGATTAAATCAGCCAATAACTTGATGAAATATTTAATTATATCTTTCATTGAACTATATCCAAATAATATATGTTTTCATTGTGTTTCTAATGCTGATATTTTTTCTCTAAGCAAATTCAAATCTTGGATAATTATAAGATTTTCGGCATTCTTTAAAGTTATTTTTAATGGTTTTCCGCCAAAAGATCTTGTGTCATCTCCACGGTAAATCATTTTTTTTCTTTCTTATTTTTACTGAAAGGGGGATATATTTTTATAATATCCCCGTCCAGTAAGTTTTATTATTTATTTTCAAAAGAAGATAAGACTTCATTAAATTTTACTTTAATTTGATTGACTTCTTCTTCTGTAACCTTACCATCTTTTACAGCTTGTAAAACTTCATCAATTAAATTAACTATGTTTGTTGTTCTCTTCCAACCTTTTTTTTCTAAGAAAGAGCTAATTGGTTTCCATGCTAATAATGTAGTGATTATTAACGCAATAAATCCAGCAATTGTATATTCCATTTTATTTTCCTAAGTTCGTTGCAATATATTCCATCTTGGCAGCTCTATTAAGCCAGCCATCAAGATATTTTCTTCTTCTTAGGAGTTTTATTTGTTTTCTGCTTTCTGTATCATCTAATAAAGGGGTACAAATATCAGAATAATATTTATTTCTTCTTGCTGTAAATAGAGGAATAATTTTTTCATCAGAAGATGATTTAAGAGCTTTATATGTTTGAGGCCCTAATATGCCGTCATCTTTTACATTCAAAGCCCTTTGTAAAAATTTTTTAGCCATTGTTGGACTACAATTTACAGCTGTATCAAAAACTAAAAGAGCAATAGGAAGTCTCATCTCATCGCAATTGCAAGCTTGCCAAAATTCACAATCATAAAATCTGCTAGCTTCTTCTAGGGATAAATTTTTTATATCTTCTCTTGTGGCACTAGGATATTTATTTTTGTATGTTTGATATGATATACCATATTTGGTTATACCTCCAGTATCATCTTTGTCATCGGACAAGAATCCTTCCGCTTCTAAAACATATTTTAAGCAAATCTCAAAATTACTCATTATTGTCCTAACATTTTTGCTATTCCGCCTGATGCAATATAAGCAATAGCCCCATATTCAACTATCTTTTTAGTGATTTCTTTAATAAAACTTTTTTTAGCTTGTTCTGCCGTCAAGCGTAGATTGCGAACAAAAATAAAATCTTTTCGCACTTCTTCGCGGTCTTCATAAATCATACCAAACTTCTCTGCAACAGTTATTGTCGCATTTTCCATCTTATCTACAAGGGTATTCAAAGTTTGCTCTATCTGGGCAAGTTTTTCTGTGTTTATTCTAGTCGTTGACCAGCCATCTGCAATTTTATTAATTAAATGACTCAGTTCATCTACTTTTTTATCTACATTTTTAATATTGGCTTGCAACATACCGATTTTTTCGGCTGTGTTAATTTTTTCCATTTTTATTTTTTTCTTTAAGAAGTGGGCGTATTCGTGTGAAACAATTGTTTACGATACTCCAACGAGTACCAACTAATTGTTCTATTTTAGATATTGTTTCTTTATCGTAGGATTTAGATTTGATTATAACGAAATTTTCTTTTTTTGCTTGAAGTAGTCTTTTAGAGTCTTTAACTAAAATTCCATGTCTATAATGATAATAGTTCCCATTATAGTATAAACCATAAGAACCAAGTTCGTATTTATTTAATAATGCAAGAATATAATCTTGGAGACCGGATGCTTTACTTCTTACAGCAAAAATATCTTTATCGTTTAATCGGGAAGGTGTTGCCTGACCATTGCGAAAAATGATGTACCCAATCCAGAATGATAAGGCTATTGCCCTTATCCATTCCATAACAAATGCTATATTAAGATAATAAACAGGAAATGCTAATATATTTGTTATGAGATAAAGCATTTCAAATAATATTAGGCATTTAATTCTTGTTCGTGTATTAGGTGTATTCTTAAACCACTCGTAACATGCAATAAAAGAAATAATAAACAATGTAAAATAGGTTAAATCAGCATAAAGTTGAGGGTCAGCAATAAAGTTATTCATATTTACTAATATGAATTGCAAAGCCAATAAAAGATATATTCCGCTAAACTTTAACAAAATAAGGTTTCCCTGTTACTGGTTTTGTGTTCAATATCCTGACTGGAATAAATGCTGTTTTAGATGGTCTAGCACCAAAATTGGAACCATTTTCTTTATTAGATTTATAAGAATTGCCTGATGTAAATCTTCCCATTTCATCACGATAAACTTTTCTATCCCCATATTTTGTACTGATTATGTCAGCTCTTATGGATTTAGAAACATTATTTATCTTATCTTTTATATCTTCTTTTTTCATTTTTTATTCCTTATGGGAAATATATCATATATTAAATAAAATGTCAACTGTTGAAAACTCAAAATTTATAGACTGTAATATTTTATATGTTATTATAATAGCCGCAAGTTGATTCTATTTATTTTAGGATAATAAAATGTTAAATGATTATATTGGAAAAATAATAAATGCTGATTGTATGGATATCCTCAAACAGTTGCCGGACAAGTGTATTGACCTTGTTTTGACCGACCCGCCTTATTTGATAAAAAACACAAAAGCGGGCAACAAAAGTAGTTTTGCAAAATCAATCCAAAATATGAATGACGAAATAAAAGAAGCGGGACTTGTCGATGGTGTTTCTCTTGAATTTTGCGAACAAATATTGGGAATTCAAGACAAAATAAATGCTTATATTTGGTGTAACAAAGGACAAATAATTGACTATTTGAATTTTTTTGTTTCAGACAATAAATGTTCTTATGAAATTTTATGTTGGCAAAAGCAAAACGCAATGCCCACTTTCAACAATAAGTATTTAACAGACAAGGAATATTGTTTGTATTTCCGGAAAGGTGGATATTGTATGCCCGAAAGATATGAAGATGCGAAGACAATATTTGTCGAGCCAATAAACATCATTGATAAAAAACAATTTGGGCATCCAACAATAAAACCTTTGAAAATATTTGAAAAGTTAGTAAAAAATTCAACCAAAGAAGGCGAACTTGTTCTTGATTGTTTTTCCGGCTCAGGAACAACAGCGGTAGCTTGCCATAATCTTAATCGACGTTTTATTTGTATTGAAAAAGACCCGGATTATTGGGCGGCGTCAGTTAAACGTTTGGAGGATGCAACTAACCAATTAAAGTTATTATAGTGTTGACAAATTAGATTAAAGTGATAATAATATTTATAATAATAAAAATTTTATAATAAAACATTTGGAGTAAATATAATGAAAAACGCAATTATACTGGAAAGTTACAACGAGATTTTAAGCTCCCATATGCGCGGAGAATACCCGGAACTCGCTCTGGTTATTCCGGCTAAAGAAGCAGAACTGTCCGAAATAAAAGATAACATTTCCACTGAAAAGTATGAAGTAGGAAAGTATTATTCCGGACTT